TGCCTGAAGAAGAGACAGTAAAAGTTACGGCAGGAATGGTAGTGGCCGAGACAGCAAAGGCACTCACAATAGAACTACCTACTGCTCTACCATGTCCAACCGATGACATATTTACAATACCAAAATTAGAAGACCTCTTAAAACCTTTACAAGAAATTGCACAACTTCCTGATAAACTGGAAGCCAAACTTGCTCTGATGAAGAAAGAAAAAGAAGACGAGATAGTTGTCTTAGTAGAAAAGTTAAAGAACCCCGAATTAACCCAAGAAGAACGAACTGCAATTATAGAAGAGATAGAAATTGCAGAAGCCTATGTTGAGAATGTCTTGGGTGGTGAGTTGCTTGAACAAATTCGAGACATCCAAAAACAGATTGAAACATATTTTGAAGGTTTGGAAGAACTCTTAAGTCCATTTTGGAAAAAGACTGAAGGTAAGAGAAACTGGCAACAAGAACTTGAAAATGCATTAGAGGACTTACTTGCAGAGTTTCATATCTACATCCCAGTTAAAGTTTCTGAAATAATACAAAAACTCATTCCACTGAGTCTAACTATTCCTATTTTAGGATTAGAGATTGACATCATCAAATTAATAACCGACCCCAACTATAAGAAAGAGTTGGAGGACATGATTGCAGGAAAGAACTTTGTAACTCAGATAATTACAAAGAAGAAACGCCTTGCAGAAGTAAATATAGAGTTATCCTTGGCACATACATGGACGGCCGAAGAACTTGAAACATTAGAGAAAGAGAAGGCACAACTTGAGAAAGATATAACTGAACTTGGAGATTTTAGAACTGCATGGGTTGACAAATTTCTCCTATTGGTTCCTGAAAACGAAAGAGGGTTTGACGGAGAGTTATCAGAACTTAATAACGACCAAAAGGCAAAACTTATATGGAAGTATATTAAGAAAGAGATAAAGGAGTGGATACTAAATCTACACATAAAGGCCTTTGAAAAACTTATTGGTATGTTTCAGGAAATATGGGATGCACTTGGATTACCAAGTTTACCATTATCTGAAATTTTAGAACTTCTGAAGATGGATGTTCCTGCATTGTTGGAGAAATTGAAAAAAACTCTGAAAGACAAGTTCATGACTACATCAATGAAAATTAAAGAAAGACTTGAGGATATTGAGGGAGAGTTGGCAGTTGCAGAACTTGATGGTAATGTCGAAGAAATTGAAAAATTAAATATAGAGAAACGGGAACTAGAAGAACAATTACTTTTAGAGAAAGGAAAATATCTAAGAGCGATAGAAGACCTCATATTAGGATTCGAGATACCAATTATAGGAATGACAATTGAGGAGATAATGGGTGGAGAAAATATCTCTACAAATAGTTCTATAGAAGACCGACTGAAGAAGTTTGAAGCAAAACTAGATGACTTCGTAAAGAACTGGCAACAAAAACTTCTCTTTGCATGGGTCAAATTAATTAAGAAATTTATACAAGCAATTGGACTGGGTGCATTGATAGATTTAATCCTATTAACTTTCTGTGATTTCTTGAAACTTATTGGTAATCCGTTTGCAATCATGATTACAATACCTAGTCTTGAAGGTATAATAGAATCGTCTACATACAAACCCAAGGTTCGGGTACCAAGTAAACTAGATGCAGAGTTGGACTCAAACCTATCAACTTCAGATGGAACTGAAGAGACCAATCTATTTGCCATCGAAGGGACGACTGGTGATTTAAAAGTGTTTATCAATGGTGTCAAACAAGTAGATAACTACACAGTGGTCGGAACTAACGTGATTATGGATACCATATTGGAAAAAGGTTTAGTAGTATGTGCAATCAAAGTGCCAACACCCTAACGAAGTTGTATAAATAGAACTATGGAATACACAAAATCAAAGACAGTTGTACAGACAGAGTATGCAGATATCGACTTGTTCTTTAAACCACATCCAATTACAGGAGATGTGAGTTTAAAGTATGATGATGCAGCTGTAAAAAGAAGTGTAAGAAATATAGTGCAAACTAATTTCAATGAAAGACCTTTTAAGCCAGGTCTTGGTTCAGGTGTAAGAGAGATGCTCTTTGAACTGAATACAGACAGACAAGTAAGACGACTTGCAGATTTTATTAAAGACAGTATAGAGACATTTGAACCAAGAGTCGATAATGTATTTGTACGATTACAATCTAAAAACAACTACTTAAATGTAGATGTAAATTATAGTATCATTCATGGACAGACGACAAACGCTGTGAAAGTAAAAATAACTAGGACACGATAATGGCAGAAATTAAAAGTTCATCAATCAATGTTACCGACTTAGACTTCGATAACATTGCAGATAATCTCAAGAACTATCTTAAAGGTCAGGATAAATTAAAAGACTACAACTTTGAAGGTTCCACACTTTCTATGTTGATTGACCTTATGAGTTATACTGCTCATATTAGTGCAGTGAACACAAACATTGCAGCGTCAGAATTGTTCTTAGACTCAGCACAAATGAGAAAGAACGTAGTGTCCCGTGCAAAAGATTTGGGGTTTACTCCTGCATCAGAAACAGCTGCCTCAGCACTATTAGACCTAACAATTAATAATGCAGTTAAAGCTGATGGTACTACTCCACCAGCATCAGAAATGATTCTTGCAAAGGGGTCAAGATTCCGAACAAACTTTGATGGAACCAATTTTGTGTTCACATCTACTTCATCTGTTACTCCTACTAAGAGTGGAACTTCCTTTACCTATTCGGGTATTAATATTGCCCAAGGTATTTTTGTTTCAGAACACTTTGTGTATGATTCGCAGATTGCAAATCAGAAATTTGTTTTAGGTAATGAACGAGTTGACAGAGGTACTATGACTGTTTCAGTAAACAGTGGTGGTGTTCTCTCAACCTTTAGTAAGTCTACAAATGTATCTAATGTAAAATCCACATCTAATGTATACTTTACTCAAGAAAATGAAGATGAGTTCACAGAAGTGTATTTTGGGGATGGTGTTCTAGGTTCAAAACTTCTTGATGGGGATATTATAACAATACAATACATTCTTGTCAATGATACACATGCAAATGGTGCCTATATATTTTCACTGTTAAGTCTGATATCAGGTTATTCTGATACGACAATAACAACTAAGGAGAAAGCCTCGGGTGGTTCAGAGAAAGAAAGTATCTCGTCCATCAAGTTTAAAGCATCTAAATCATATTCATCTCAGAATAGATTAGTTACACTGAATGACTACAAAGCAAAATTACAAGAGTTCTATCCAAGTGCAGATGCACTTGCAATTTGGGGTGGGGAAGACAACGTACCACCCGAATATGGTAAAGTGTTTATTGCACTTAAACCTGCAAATGCAGATTACCTAACAGCTACCGAAAAAGCAGCTGTTGTAACATCTCTAAATAACCTTAACATGCTGACGGTTAGACCGATTATTGTGGATGCAGAGATTGTTAAAATTCTCATCAGTACTACATTTAAGTACGACCAAAAAGCAACAACTCTATCTAAAGGTGAACTAGAGACAATAGTGAAAAATTCAATCCTTAAATTTGACTCAACAAACTTGAATACTTTCGATAGTATCTTTAGACATTCTAATCTTGCTAAATCAATTGATGATTCAGAAGTTGCAGTTATATCTAACGTAACTAGAATTAGATTGAGAAAGAATATCTCAGTTATTCTAGGAGAACTCAAGAAGAAAGGATATAGTGTAGAGTTTGGAAATGGAATGTATCACCCCCATGATGGCCACGCGTCTGCATCGGGTGGTGTTGTGAGTTCAACAGGTTTTAAAATAGTCGGAGATACGACTACAACATACTACTTCGATGAAAATGGAAGTGGTAATTTAAGAAGATATTATCTAGATGGTTCTACAAGGGTCTACAGTGATTCAACTGCAGGTACCATAGACTATACTAGTGGAAAAATAACCGTAAATGCTATTAACATTCTCTCTACAGTTAATGTTGATAACACGGTTGACTTCACCGTAATACCGAATAGTAACGATGTTGTTGCAACGAGAGGGAAACTAATCGATATAGATGCAAACAACATTTCAGTATCAGGTGAATTGGATACCATCGCAAGTGGTGATTCAAGTGCAGGTGTGGGATATAATTCTACATCTAGTTACAATTATTAGAATGTATAAAGTGGTCGGGAGTCCCCCGAATAGTTTTCCGTTAACTCGGATTTAATTAATAATTTTTCTAGGAGAAAAAAATGGCAGATAAAAAAATAAGTGCTTTGTCACAAATAGCAGATGCAGACATCGAAAGTGATGTATTGCTTCACATTGTTGATAACCCAAGTGCAACACCCATCAATAAAAGGATGACTGTTGGACAAATGTTTGAAAACATACCAACCCATCTTGCAGTAGATGATTTTACAACCTTAACAGTAACGAGTGCAGCTTTGAACACTACGTTTGGAACAGTATTAGACGTAGCAAACTTTGCATCGTCTCTAACTTTTACACTTGCAGATGGTACTGATAATGGTCAATTGAAGGTAATTTATGCATCTTCAGACCATGCATCTTACACTGCAACGGTTAACGTAACTAATGCATTGACTTCACATAACAGTATCGTATTTGATAATGGTGGTGAAGCAGTTCTATTAGTTTGGAACTCAACTGTTGGAAAATGGTTTGTTCTTGCTAACTATGGTGCGACAATTAGCTAATGTATAATGTAGATAAACTCAGTCATCGACTGCACGACCTCTTACCCGATTTCGTTCAACAAGAATCGCCTGAGTTTATCGCCTTCTTAGAAGCATACTTTGAGTTTCTAGAGAGTGAGATAATCACTCTCTCTTCTCAAACTGAGATAGAAGGTATTTTACATGAAGACGGTACAGGTTCTTTACTTTTAGAACCTGCAACCGTTTCCCCTTCCCCCGACCAAGACACTTCATATCTTCGTATAGAAGGTAACCAAGTTGATTCTGCAGGTAATATTCAATTCAATCCTTTTATAAAGGGTGAGTATGTTGTAGGGTCTAAGTCAAAGAGTGTTGCAGAGATTCGTGTAATCAATGGTAGTAGTTTCTTTGTGGAGACTATCCATGGGTCAGGATTTATTGCAGGGGAGACCATTACAGGAAGAAGTAGTGGACAGACAGGTGTTATTGGTGCCTACAAAGAGAATACTATTCTTGCCAATAATAGGTTGTTATCATATTCAGATATCGATAAGACTTCAGATGATTTCTTACAGTATTATCAGAATGATTTCATGCCTCAGATTAATCCTGGCGATACCCAAGACAGACGATTAATTATTAAACATATTAAAGAACTATACGAGAAAAAGGGAACAACAGCTTCCTTACAGTTCTTAATGAGAATTCTTTATGGTCAGGATGCAGAAGTTTACTATCCTATCGACCATACACTACATGTATCGGAATCTTCTTATGTAGAATACCGAAACATGGTTATATCATGTACACAACCACCAAGTCCAACTGATAAAATTACTGCATACAATGGTAGTGAAATATTAGCAGAGTGTGTTATTGAAAATGTATATGCAGGTAAGACAACAGACGAGTACTTACTACAGATATCAGAAAGACATAGTGGTACATTTACTCAAGGAATGACGGTAACAGTCAGAAGTAGAAGTAATATACTTGATGTATTCACTGCAACTATTGTTGGTGTTATTTCAGGAATTGATTCGACTAGTTCGACAAATTCTAAAGGTGCATTATATACACTTAACGATAGAATTGACTTTACTGGAGATTCCGAGTCGGGAACAGTATACGATGTTGTTTCTGTTGTTGATGGTCTTACCACAGGTAATATAGATAAAATTTATATCGAAACCGAAGGTACAGGATATGTCGGTGGTGACTTGGTCATATTCGATAATAGAGATACTCATGGTGGTAATGCAATGGGTATTATCTCTGCAATTGGGTATAAGTACTTACTAGAGTCGGGAAGTGCAGATGGACATTTCTACTTCACTGCAGCTGCAGGTCAAACTGCATTTACTGGTACCGATGACTACAGTCAAACACTAGAGTTCACAAAACAATGGAGAAGAGTCTTTGTTGATGGTATAGAACAAACTGAAGACGACTTTACAGTAACAACAAATACGATTACATTTAATTCGGGTTTAACTGTAGGACAGATAGTAGAAGTCTATACAGAAGAAGCTGATAATTTATTAACGGAAGATGGATTTCCAATACTACAAGAAACTGCAACCAACCCTAGTGCAGGAGTTGGTAACTCTGCAATAAGAAATGTTGAACTCATCAATAATGGTGGTGGTTATTTAACACTTCCACAATGTGCTCCAGGCGGTTACATCTATGTAACAGACACAACTGGATTTGTCGGTGGGGAAACTATAACAGGTACAACTTCGAGTGCAACTGCAAAAGTGGTTCTTGTAGAGAAAGATAAGAAACGACTTGTCTGTATGAGAGAAACAACCGATACAGGTATTTTTGTCGTTGGGGAGATAGTGACAGGTTCATCAACTGAAACAACCTCGACTACTACAGGTGTAGACATCTCTAATGGTAGTGGTGCATCACTAATTGCATCATCATCTACTATTGGTGGTATCGGTTCATTAAACATTCAAGATGTTGGTTCAGGATTCACAAAGAATGCAAAATTAAAATCTACATCTATCTCACCACTTCTATTTAAGAACATAACATATAGTGGTGACCCCTCGTTAAATCCAGGCAACACCATCACTGGTTCGACTTCGGGTGTAACTGCACAAGTTTACTATCTTGATTCAACAAGAAACATTCTTAAACTACAAGGTGCAACTGGAGACTTCTTACAAGAAGAGACAGTAACATTTACTGGTGGTTCATTAAAGGTAGTAGAATATAAAGCATTCAATGGTACAGGATTACTTGCTGGTGAAGCTCAAACTGGTAAGGGAGAAACAGGTGACTTTGGTGCCTTGGATTCTGCCGAACAGAAACTACATGATAATAGAATATATCAAACACATTCTTATGTAATTAGAATTGGTGAATCTATTAACAAGTGGAGAAGTGCAGTAAAAGACTTACTTCACCCTGCAGGACACATCTTCTTTGGTGAGGTTCAGGTATCGAACAACTTTGATACTAGTATGACTACACAATTCTTGCCCACTATCATCATTAATTCGGATGCCGCAACAGCTGCATCGATTGGTGCATCATTAGAATACAATAAGATAATCCGAGTTATTAACGAGTTCGGCCCTTATGTATACTTGGGAGATGCAGGAACACCTACTTATGGTGTCGATGCTATTGGTGGGGGTTCACTAAGTTCATACGCAGTCACAGGTGGTATTCAGAGAGGTAAGGGAACCGAATGGAATGACCCTGCAATCAGACAAAGACATGTCAATATCTTACAAATTAAATCAGTTGCAACTGCATCTGCACCCTCATTCTTTACCCACGATGGTAACACCACTACACTAAACATAGATTCTAATAATGGTTTTGAAAATCAGGACAGAGAAGAAACTATATTTGGGACAAGAGCTAGACCCGCAGATGTAGGTAGAGTGATTCAAATGTGGACACCTGAAGAAGAGAAATTGGTATTAGAAGATGGTGGTAACATCCTTCTAGAACCCGAAGTTAATCGTATGAGACTAGAACCTAAAGCTGATAGAATTTCAGTTCAAGATTTTGGTGGAGAAATGATTTACGAAGATGGTGACTTTATTGAACTAGAAGATGCAACAGAAACATTTGAAGAATATTATTTCACTACTGAAAGGTCTATGGAACCTACTGGTCAAAGACTGGTTATGGAAGATGGTGACATTTTAACAAGTGAAGATGGGGATTTATTCCTATTAGAAACGGGACAAGAAAACGGAGTTTATTCGTTTGCCCCATTAGGGACTACTTTAAGAAGTCTAAATATAATAACAGGACAAGACACATATAGAATATCAAAATATCTAAAAGATGAAACAGATGATGATGATATATTATTTGAAGATGGTCATGGAAACATACTTTTGGAAGAATGTGTATCTGAAGGGTTGAGGATTAGTGATTTAGAATCTGATATGCCCAACTTCTTTATACCACAATTTGAACAAAGACAACGAACTAGAACAAATTTTACATTTAGTGCGACGGTTAAGTCTGCATAGGTGTATAAATAGTATTATAAATATCTGAGGAGATGACAAAAAATGGCAGCAATTATTACGGAAAAGTTTCGAATCCACAATGCGAGACAATTTAAAGAGGATTTTGCAGATGCAACATCTTCCACATATCTATTCATAGGTAGACCTTATGTTTGGGATTCAACGGATACAATTCCTACACCAGCTAACTCTGTAAAAGAAGAAGTTGCAGCGTTCAATGACATGCTTGCAATGAAGAAAGTTGCATCAGGTGACGTATCTCATTCTATTCCTAGACGAAACTGGACTACAGGAACCACATACGAAGAGTATGCACATGATTACAGTGCATCAAACCTTTCACCAGTTACAAGTTCTAACAACTTATACGACACTACTTTCTACGTTATGTCCTCAGCATACAATGTTTACAAGTGTATCAGAACTGGAAGAAACAGTTCATATGTTAGACAACCTTCTACTGTTGAACCAACAGGAACAGCAATTGCACCAATCACAACTGCTGATGGTTACATTTGGAAATACATGTACTCTGTATCTGCCTCAGAAACAATTAAATTCGTAACTAACGATTTTATCCCTTGTAAAACATTGGGTGCATTACAGAAAGTGCATGGTGACCTTGCAGCTATTGGTGCCGTTGGTAGTACAGATGGTTCCACACAATTTGCGTCAGAAGATGGTGCAGACACATATGAAGGTGCAATTTACCATGTTCGTGCAGACAACATAGGTTCAGGTTATACGTCAGGTACATATACTAATGTTCCTGTTGAAGGTGATGGAACTAGTGCAGTAGCAACAGTCGTTATCTCTTCAGGTGGAGTTGAATCCATCACTATGACTGCAAATGGAACCAATTACACATCAGGTACAATGAGAGTTGCAGCTGTTGGTGCTGGTAATGGTAACAATGATATGGTTCTTACACCAATCATCTCTCCATTACTTGGACATGGTGCAGACCCAGTCAATGAACTAGGTGCAAACTATGTCATCGTAAACTCTAGATTAGAGTTTGCAGAAGGTGGTGGTGATTTCCCAACAACTAATGACTTTAGAAGAATTGGACTTCTTCAAGACCCACAAAAAGTAGTCAGTGCAATTGCAGCTGATGCTACTCTTGCAACATATAAGAAGTTTACACTTTCAAGTGTATCGGGTGTTGTAGTAGATTCTATTTTATTGAATGCTGATGCAGACGGAGATAACATTGCAGTTGCAAGAGTTGTTTCAATCGTAGGTTCAGTTGTCTCATACTTACCAATTCCAAATAGTTTTGGTGGATATGCAGATTTCTCTGTATCCGATAACATGTTTATTAGTGGAAGTGCATCATCTTTTGGAACAGTGTCGTCTTTAGACAGTACTTTCCCTGAAGCCCTTCCGAGAACAGGTAAGATTATCTATGTGGAAAATAGAGGTGCAGTATCAAGAGCAGCCGACCAAATAGAAGATATTAAACTTATTGTTCAAATGTAATTTTGTTTCTTAGGAAACATAACAAATAGAGTAAACTTATGCCAGAGAAGATTGACTTAAATATTTCGCCTTACTATGATGACTATGATGAATCTAAAAAGTTTCACAAAGTTTTATATCGTGCAGGTAGACCTCTTCAAGCAAGAGAACTAACACAATCCCAATCAATCATGCAGAACCAAATCGAAAGATTTGGTAATCATGTGTTTGAAGAGGGGTCTATTGTTAGTGGTGCTATTGCAGATATCGATATGGATATCTACTATGTGAAGTGTTTAGCTGCAAACCCAGGCAGTGGTGCAGGTACATCAGAAACACATAGAGTTGCAACTCATGGGTTGCATGTTCAAGGAAAGACATCAGGTGTTGTTGCTAGAGTAATGACCTCAGTAGCTTCAACTGGAACAGATGAGTTAACTCTTTTAGTCAAGTTTATTAGACAGGGAACAACTGCAACTAATGACTATGCCTTCTCAGCAGGAGAGGTCTTAGAACCAGTCACAATTAGTTCAAGTGGTAGTATAACTGCAACAGCATCAGGAAAAGAATTTACCATAGCTGCAACATCTGTTACACCAATTGGTAGGTCTTCGATTGCACACATAAGTGAAGGTATTATTTACACTCGTGGATTCTTTACAAAGGTAGACACTCAAGAATTGATACTTGAAAAGTATTCAGGTAAACCTTCGTACAGAATTGGTGTTCAAATTTCCGAAAATCTAATTTCATCTGCAGATGACACATCATTACTAGATAATGCAGCGGGTTCTTCTAATGAGAATGCTGGTGGTGCAGATAGACTTAAACTTTCGTTAACATTCACAAAAGTTTTACTTAGTTCGACAACAGATTCAGATTTTATAGAACTTGTTAGAGTCAACAATGGTATCATTGAACTTAAAATAGACAAGACAAGATACACTCAAGGTTTCAATAGTACACTTGCACGAAGAACATTCGATGCTAGTGGAGATTTTGTAACAAGACAATTCGTTCCTAATCTAAAAGAACATTTAAACAATGGTGTCAATGCAGGTTACTATTCTTCACTATATGGTGGTAATGAATCCAAGTTTATCATGCAGGTATCGCCAGGAAAAGCATATGTTAAAGGATATGAGATTGAAAAGATTGGAACTACTCCACTAACATTCAAGAAAGCTAGAAGTACAGAAGCACTAGTGGGTGCATCTACTCCTATCCGAATTGGTAACTTCATTAAACTTAAGAATGTACATAGTATGCCTGAGTTCGGTAACGAAACAGGTGGTGACTCACAGTCCCCATTCAACGAAGTTAAAATATTTGATGGTGTAATTGCATCAGGTGATGCAGGAGACCCAACTGCAGCTGGTAATCATATCGGTTATGCAAGAGTTAGAGGTTACGACTTTGTAGATAACTCTTCAAGTGCAACTGGACTAATATTTGCAAAGACTGGTAATGCACAACACAACTTATACATGTTTGATGTTAAGATGTTTACTAAACTACCTTATGGTTCAAAAACTGGAACATTCACAGCAGGTGATATAGTTACAGGTACGACAACAGGTGCAACAGGTATAGTACATAATGATGTCTCTAATAGTGCATTATATCTTCACGATGTTGTAGGAACATTTGCCGATGGTGAAGCTGTAACAACTTCAGGTGTAGGTACTGGTGCATTCACAATTGGTGCAGGTGTTAGAGGATATAACATTGACCGTGCAAGGTCAGTAACACAAGTATCAACTGCATCTAGAGAAACATTTACTGCAAACATTGTAACAGATTCAGATAAGATATTACTTGGAACAGTTAACTTCAATGGAACAACAGCCGTATCAGGTTTCGGAACCGATTTTAAAACCGAACTTAAAGAAGGTGACATCATTGTTGATGGTGCAGGTACAGAACATGTAGTGTCTAGTATTGCCAGTGCAATATCATTAACTCTAGATGGAAATAGTACAGAACCAACATATAGTGGTAATGCAACAAGAAGAAGAACTAAAGTATATCAACAAGATAGAACAGTAGGTATCTCTGCACTACCAAGAGATTGGATTTCAAACCATACGCCTGATGACCTTACAGTTAGAAGACAGAATACTGTTAGTGCAGGTTCGACTGGATTTGCAATAAGTGTCGGTTCGGGTGAAACATTCGGTGCAGTGAATAACGATAACTTCACAGTATCCGTTGCACAACAATCATCTGATGCAGGTAGAACACTTGTTAATGGTGATACATTAGACATTAATCAGTTTTCTGTTTCAGGAACAGGTACTTATACTTTCACAAGTGGAAGTTGGGATGCCCAAGATGCAGGTGCAATATTAAGAGTTTCATATACTGTTAAACAATCAAACCCTGCAAGAAAAACAAAGAATTTTAAATCAGGTAGAGTTGTAACAGTAACTACTGCATCATCATCTAATACACCTTATGGTAGAAATTACGATGACAAAGATATTACACTAGGTGTTGCAGATGCATACAAAGTACATGGTATCTATGAAGGAGTTGGTGGTTCAACACCAGTACCACCTTCACTCGTAATTAATGAGACAAATTCTACAAGTTTCACTAGTGGTGAAATTGTCATCGGAACAACATCAAGTGCAAGAGGAACAATTATTGCATATGGTGGTGATGATGCAACTTCATATATCTACTACACTGGTACTAATAGATTTGTTGCAGGTGAAGTTATCACTGGACAAACTTCAAGTGCTACAGGAACACTAACAAGTGTTGCAGTTGGTTCATCAGATATAACAAATAGATTCTTCTTTGACGATGGTCAGAGAGATGGGTTCTATGACATTGCAAGACTAACAAGAAAATCGGGGGAACCTGCACCAAGTAATGCAATTCTCGTAGTATTTGATTACTTTGCATCAGCTGGTGAAGGTAATTTCTATGACATTAATTCATATGATATCCCATATAAAGATATCCCAGTTTATACTGCAAACAAAGTAGACCTTGGTGGATTGGAACCTGATGGAACATATGAGTTATCAGACTCAATCGACTACAGACCAGTGGTTGGACAACTATTGACTAACACCAATTTCTCAAATGATACTGGTAGTAACAATGGTAGAACTGTTGCAGACCCAACAAACATCTCAACAGAGATATCATCTGCACCATTCCTATACACAGTTAGGGATTTTGGTTCTACAGGTTCAAGTAAAATAGATACACCAGTGAATGGTACATTCTCCGTAGGAGATATTTCATTCTATGTTGGTAGAATTGACAAAGTATTTTTACATAGAGAAGGTAGTTTCCAAATTGTTGAAGGAACATCTTCAATCACACCAACTAAACCAAAGGCTATTGACGATGCAATTGAATTATTTGAAGTCAGTATTCCTGCATATACAAAAGATTTAAAAACTGTAAAGGTAAGAGCTAAAGACCATAGAAGTTACACAATGAAAGATATTGGTAAAATTGCCAATAGAGTTGCAAACTTAGAAAGAGTCACTACATTATCTTTATTAGAAAAAGACACACAGTCACTTCAGATATTAGATTCTGATGGTTTTGATAGATTCAAGTCGGGGTTTGTTGTTGATTCATTTAAAGGACATGGTATCGGAGATGTTAGACATCCTGATTACAGATGTGCAGTGGACGCTAAAACTGGAACACTGAGACCACAATCATATCAAAACTTTATTGATTTAACACTTGACACAACCACAAGTTCCAACTATCAAAAGACAGGTGACTTAATAACATTACCATACACTAGTTATAACTATGTGTCTCAAGATAAAGCATCAAGAACTATTAATGTCAACCCATACAATGTATTTGCATTTATAGGAAATGTTAAACTAACTCCTGCAATCGATATTTGGAATGATTCTGAAAGACTTCCCGATGTAAGAGTTAATAGACAGGGTAATTATGACGCTGTTCTTGCAGAAAATACAAACTCATTAGGTTCTGTTTGGAACTCATGGCAAACAACATTTGTCGGTGAACCAACAGTCGTATCCGAAGAAGTTACATCAACAACTGCAGGAAGATGGGAAGGTGACCCTACTCAAGGTGGAACATGGGTTGCTGGTGAACAGGTCACTAGAGAAATTACAGAAACACCCGAGACTCAGACTAGGTCGGGTATTAAAACTACTGTAGTTGAAGACTTTGTAGAAAACAGAAATGACCGAGTTGTCAGTGTTACAATTATCCCTTGGATTCGTTCAAGAGAAATAGAAATTGATGCAACTGAACTTAAACCAAATTCTAACCACTTCATTTTCTTTGATAATCAAGATGTCAACGCACACGTTAGACCACATAGTGCATCCTATTCACAAGATGGTGGGGTGACTGTAACATCAGGAATTAAAGCTGATGGTAATGGTAGGGTTCGTGCATACTTTACAATCCCTCAAACGGATTCAATGAGATTCCCTACAGGTCAAAGACAATTAAGAGTTACTTCGAGTTTATATAACCTATCAAATCCTGCGTCAAGTGGACAGGAGATTTATCAAGCTCAAGGTCTACTACAAGCATCACAAACTGAAATTACATCTACAAGAAATGGTAGAGTAATTAGAGAAAGTTTAGGAGAGAGTAAAGACACCGTAAGAAGAGGTGAAAGTCTTAACTCAACTCCGACTGATACAACTGCACCTGAGATACCAGTGGATACAACTCCACAAGAAACAATTCCCGACCCAGTTATTGCAGATTTTATTCCCGACTTATGGGAAGTAGAAGACTTTTGGTTTATTCCAGTTGAGTTTAATTGGAGAGACCCATTAGCACAATCATTCATAGTAGAGAAAAGTGGTGGTATGTTTGTAACAGGGGTAGATTTATACTTTGAAACAAAGGATGATTCACTACCTGTAACAGTTGAATTAAGAAATATGGTCAATGGATATCCTGGCCAGAATGTTCTTCCCTTCTCAACTAAGACACTAACACCTGCTGAAATTAACACTTCAACTAATGGTTCGGCATTAACAACATTCACATTTGATTCACCAGTATTCTTAGAATCACAACAAGAATATTGTTTTGTTGTTCTATCTAACTCAGATAAGTATCACACATACATTTCTAGAATGGGTGAAAAAGATTTAATCACTTCACAAACAATTGCAGGACAACCATATGCAGGGTCATTATTCATGTCTCAGAATGCATCAACATGGACTGCAGAACAAACAGACGACCTCAAGTTTAACATTAAAGTTGCTAAATTTACAGCGAATGCCTCAGCGAATATTGCAACAGTTAACTTTGAGAATATTGAGTTACCAACCATTAAATTACAAAGTAACCCAATTCAGACATTTGTTGACCAAAGATATGTTAAAGTATATGCATACAACCATGGTATGTATGATAACTCATCACAGGTAATTCTTTCAGGGATTATTGGAGACAAGACAGGTGGTGTTACAAATGTAGGAACACCTGCTAAACAAACAGGAACTACACCTGCAGACCAAACTTGGGGAACCGTATCATCACCTCTTACCACTACAACTAGTGGAACTGGTACTGGTGCAACTGTTTCAATAACAGTCTCATCCAGTGGAACTGCATTTGCAGCCAAAGTTGTAGACTGTGGTAGTGGTTATAGTGCAAGTGATACTCTAACTGTAACTGATTTTGGTAGTGCAACTAATAGTTTTAATATTTCAATAGGTGCTATTGAAGATACATTAGGTGGGTTCCCGATTAGTTTGTTGAATGGAACACATAGTGCTTTATCAAGTTATGAAATTGACGCATTCACTATCATACCTGAAGTTTCTGCTTCTGCTGCGTTTGGTGCTATGAATTTAATTGCAGGATTTACTGGGGATAATGGAACAGTCGGTGGAAGTTCAAACGTAACATCTACAAGAAATTTATACTTTGATGCATGTCATACACTAATACCAAATTTACAAGTAAAGGATACAAAAATAAGTGTAAACATTAAAGGTACTGGTATGAACACACCTGAAGGTTTCAGAAAAACTGTTGACTCAGTTTATGTTAAGAAGACCTCTTCAAAGTTCATTACACTTAATGATAACAATTTCTTTGACAGTCCGACTATTATTGCAAGTGGTATCAACGAGTCGGGTAATATGAACTCTACTAAGTCATTCCAATTACAAGTTCAATTACAGACAAATTCAACAAACCTATCCCCAGTTATTGATACTGCATCGGTAGGTTTCTTAGGTATTACTAATAGAATCAATAATATCGATAGTGCAACAGGTAAGAAATATAATGGTACATCACTTAGTTCTACAGTCACAAGTTTAGGAAGTGGTACTACATTTGTACCATCAACAGCTGCAGACGGAGATAACAATGTATTCACATACTTGACTAAGAAGATTAATCTCAAGTCTCCTGCAACTTCCCTAAAAACCATCATGGATGTGTTCAGAGGTTCGGGTGCAGAAGTTAAGGTTCTATACAAAATATTAAAGAATGATGAATCAATCAGTTTTGATGATATTGGATGGACATATTTCAATACGAATGGAAGTCCTGATGAGACAGTAGAAGCTGATGGAAGAAACTTTAAAGAATACGAATTTACAGTCAATGACTTACCCGAGTTTAGTTCTTTTGCAATTAAGATTGTAGGTCAGTCCTACAATACAGGAGTGATACCGATGGTATCTAACTTCAGAACATTAGCACTTGCAACATAATATGGAAACTCTTGCAAAAGTTGAAGGACACACTGGAATATATCGTGATGAAGTTACTGGTGCAATTGTTAATACTGATATGAAGTCATTTCAGTATGCAAAGAATAGAAAGCAAAATTTTCTAAACCAAAAAAATGAGATAAATACATTAAAGAATGAAGTATCAGAAATGAAATCTATGCTTCAAACAATACTAGGAAAATTAAATGGCTAAGACAGTTGACCAACACAGTACTATAGAAGACTTTAGAAAAAGGTATAACGAACTTGCCACAGATGTGGGTGATGCTTCGGGAATACAAACTGCAGATAATAGTGTTGTAGATGCGATTAATACTCTAGACAGTAGGTCTTTCTATTTCCAAGAATTTGCATACACTGCGACTGCAGGTCAAACTGTATTTACTGGAAGTGACGGTAATAATGTCCTTCAAGTACGAAGAGAAAGATTACAAGTATTTAAAAATGGTGCATTATTACAAGAAGGTGATGACTATATTCTTGGTTCAGATAATGACCAAGGTATCGTAACATCTATAACATTAACATCGGGTGCAAGTCTTAATGACACTATAGTGTTCTTTGCATTCACTGGTTCATACTTAGGAGTTCTAGGTGGGTCAGGTGCTGGGTCAACATTCTTCACTGAAACAGCTGCAAATACAATATACAATACTAATGAAAATGGTATCATCCTTCAGGGAGATGATGCATACACAACAGAATTAGAAAGTGGATACAACATACAACTTGCAGGTAGGACTTATGCTGAAGACGACCTAACCCTTGCAAGTGGTAAAGTAATCACAACACCTGAACTTGTTGCAACTACAGCTGATATCAATGGTGGTAGTGTTGATGGTGCAACCATTGGTGAGTCCTCAAGGTCAACTGGTAAGTTTACAGATGTAGACCTTAATGGGAACTTAACAGTTACAGGTACTACAGACTTAAATTCAAACCTTACAGTAGATGGTAACACAACATTAGGTAATGCCTCTAGTGATACAATCACATTAACAGGTCAGGTCAGCTCTCATTTAATACCAGTCACAGATGGAACATATAATCTAGGTACATCTTCGAAAGAGTGGAATAATGCATTCTTTGATGGAACTGTAACTACAGATGCACTTGTTGCTGATACTGCAGACATTAATGGTGGTACAATAGACAGTGCAATAATCAATGGAACTTCAATCGGTGAGTCCTCAAGGTCAACTGGTAAGTTTACAAATGTAGACCTAAGTGGGAACTTGACTGTTACTGGTAATGCAACTATTAATGGTAACCTAACATTCGGTGATGCAGATACAGATAGTGTTGCTTTCAACGCAGATGTTAATTCACATTTAATCCCAAACATAGATGGAACATATAATCTAGGTACATCTTCAAAGGAATGGAATAATGCATACTTTGATGGAACAGTGACTACAGATGCACTTGTTGCCAATACAGCAGATATCAATGGTGGTAGTGTTGATGGTACCACAATCGGTGCAGCTGTTGCTTCAACAATACTTGGTACAACAATTGGTGGTACAACAATTACTGCAAGTACAGGTTTTAGTGGTAATTTAACAGGAAACGTAACAGGAAACGTAACAGGTGATATTAAATTTGGTAGTGCATTAGTATTAGATGTTTCAAGTGGTGCATTAACTGGTTCGGTATCAAGTATATCAAATCATAATACAGATAGTTTATCAGAAGGTTCTACCAATGTATACTTTACAAATGCAAGAGCTGATGCTCGTGCAGATGTGCAGATTGGACAAGCAAATATTCAAGACCTTTCTAATGTCACAATAACAACCCCTGCAAGTGGTAACTTGTTAGCATATAATGGTTCTGCGTGGGTCAACACTGCACCTAGTACAACAGATACAATATCTGAAGGTTCATCTAACCTATGGTACACAGATGAGAGAGCTCAAGATGCAACTGCAGCTGCATTAAACCATAGTAACCACACCAATGTGACCGTTGCATATGTAGATGCATCTAATGAGATTAGACTTTCAGCTGCAAGTGCAGAAAACATATTCCAAACTGTTGCTTCCGATAGTGGAAATGCAGTTGCAGACGCAACAAGTGACACACTTACAATTACAGGTGGGACAGGATTAGAGACTTCAGTATCAGGTGATACTTTAACAATTGACCATACATCAACTGGTGCAGCTACTGTAAACAATAGTGGTGCAACAGTAATACAAGACTTGACAATCGATGGTCAGGGTCACCTTACAGGTGTAAATTCTCATACTTTGACACTTGCCAACTTAGGTTATGGTGGTGCTACAGACGCAAACAACTACACATTTTCTATTAAAGAAGATGGTGGAAGTGCATATGCAATTACATCGGGTAGTGCAGTAGACTTTAGAGGTGCAGGTTCAGTTTCAGTATCAAGGTCAAGTGGAATTGTAACATTTACTGGAACAGATACCAATACTTGGAGACCTATTCACGATAGTCCAGTTGACGGTGCAACAACTACATCAATCAGTAGTAACTGGGCATTTGATAATGTTAAAACAGCAGTACCAGCAAGTGCATTGTTTACAGATACTAACACAACCAATTTCAACATTCAAGCAAATGGTGGTGCAACAACAAATATAAGTGCTGGTGAAACGATGAATTTCGTAAATGGTACTGATATTAGTATTACCCGCTCAGGAAATGCATTTACAGTCAACAGTACAGGTTCAGATGCAGCCATAACTAGTAATGGTTCAACACCATCTCTTGCATCGGGTATTACTGGTGCAGAAGTTAGGTCACTAATTGGTGCAGGAACAAGTTCATCAGACACTACATATTCTGTTGGTGACGGTGGATTAACTCAAAAGAACTTTACAAGTACTCTAAAGACCAAACTAGATAGTGTTGACAGTAATGCAACATTAGGGTTCAATGCCATTTATGGATATAATGGTAATGTTGGTGCTGGTTATGTTATGGCGATGGGTGCATCGACAAGTAACAAATCTCTATATGTTCAAGCTGGAACTGGTATATCTCTTAGTGAGGTCAGCAACTTTGGTGGTACTGGTAAAGATGCATTAAAAATTACCAACACGGTTGTTAATACAGATACCAATACAGTAACATCAGTTGGTGCAAATAACACAGGTTTATCTACTGGTAACATTTATATAAATGGTAGTGGTGCAACATCAATATCAAAATCAGGTGGAACAATTACAATCAATTCTACTGATACCAATACTGATACCAACACAACTTATACAGCTGGAACAGGAATGTCCTTAAGTGGAACTACATTCAACTGTAATGTTGTCAATACAGACACTAACACAACTTATACAGCTGGAACAGGATTGACTTTAGTTGGTACTCAGTTTAGAAATACAGTTGTCAATACAGATACCAACACAACATATTCTGCTGGTAATGGTATGTCTCTAAGTGGAACACAATTCCTAATGAGTGGTTCATATAGTGGTACATTTACCGCTTCCACTCTTCATTCAAGTGGTGATGTTATTGCATACTACTCAGATGAAAGACTAAAAGATTTCGAAGGAACAATACCAAATGCATTAGATAAAGTATCTCAGTTGAATGGTTACTACTTTACTGCAAATGAAACTGCAAAAGAATTGGGATTCGATAATGACCAAAGACAAGTTGGTGTTTCTGCACAAGAAGTAGAAGCAATTATGCCAGAGATTATTAAATCTGCACCTATCAATGAAGAACATGGAACAGATTATAAAACTGTTCAATATGAAAAACTCGTTCCCTTATTAATAGAAGCTATTAAAGAGTTGAAAGGGGAGATTGAGGAATTAAAGGGGAATAAATAATGGGTCTTCCTGAAATTGGTACAAAGAGTTATCTCAACATGGGTGCCCTTGCCGATGAATTCGGTCAAGCACGTTCTAACGTCTCATTAACAAGTTTTCATAAAGATGCAGCTAATTTGTATCTGCCTGCAAATGCTGGATTAAGCATACCCGAATCAAACTGTTCTCGTGAGGGTGCTGAGTACGATGGTGCAATTAGTGGAACTGCGGCAGGAATTCCACTCGTATTACCACAACATACAAAATCTCGTCTAAGGACTAGTTCAACTGGAACCCCATCAATTGTTCGTGGTATTCCATCAACAGTAAATACTCAAATTAAGTTAGGTGATTTTGTTGGTGTGTCTAATGGTAACCCTCTTGTTACAGATGCATGTGGACAAACCCCAACTAACAGAATATTTAATTCAGGTAGAACAGGAAGTGCCTATAGAACAAATTCTAGTGGTAGGTTCAAAAATGTAACTGGTTCACAGATTGCAGGTACTTGGAAAGCTACAACAAGTAATACATGGACAACGATGAATTTAGGTACAGTATGTGCAGCTGGAGATGTAATTGTAATGCTGGTATCTACTAGTGGTGGAACATTATATACACCAACGGTTGCAAGTGGTAGTTATCAAGCTGCAAAATTCCGTAGGATTTCTAAAAATGGTGGTTCTCAGATAGACAATAACTGGACGAATCATCTACATAGAAAATCGGAAGCAGGAGACGATACTTGGGCTGCCTGTCAGTCTATGGTGTGTACAGGTGATGAGAATCGAGTTGAATATTATGCCCATATGAGTTCGAGTCAACCCGTACTAATGCATTTCTTTGTTCTCAAAGGCCCTGTCAGTGGGATTATATGTAGTGCTATTAAACAGACAGATAATAACTCAAACTATGTCAAGACCGAACCAGCTGGGGGCCCTAATAATGGAATAACAATGTTTTCTAGTCCATTTTACAATAACTATTATGCCACAACTTATGGGTATACAGCTGCTCTAAATGGAACTGGACAGATATATTATCAGTCACACATTGGTTTGCGAACAGGTGCATATGCCATCTCATTGTTTTGTGATGAAAAGAGATACACCTCCAGCACTAATTTTCTTAAAGGCTTTAGTACAAACACTTATGTCGAAGCCGACACTACACCCACTGTATCAGTTGGTCGTTCAAATCAAGATGGGGAAGTCTTCTCACTTTACTGGAATACGGGAATTTAAATGTACAAACATACTGTAGGTTTTCCAACACAAGAACAATTCAATACGTTATGGAATGCCAATATTGGTGCATTTTGGACTCACAATGCATACAGACGAGACGACCACGGATTTACTACTTCAGATGAACTGAGAGACGATAGTTATCAACAAATGATGCAAGAACAACACCGAAGTTTTTGTCATTTATGTTGGGAAGATGAGACTCTTATTGGAGTTCTTCAAATTCAAAGAATTTTTGACACTTCAAATCTGAGTCATATTGCAGACCTTCTAGAAGATGGGTGGGAAGATACCACTGGTATCGTAGGAATACAAATGTATATAGATGATAGCCATGGTGATAAGACTTGGTTAACATTAATAAAAAATAGTGTTACAGGAAAAGAAGGTGCTGTAGATATAACACTGAAGGATGCATGTTGGTCAAATGGTATTGAAAGATTATTTACCAGTAGAGTGGGTAGTGTTCAAAAACAACACAGTATAATCCACCTTAATACTCCATCATTTAGGGATGATATATATTTAAACTTTGGGTTAAGTTCAACAGATGGTTCAAAAATTGATTGGAATATTGATGATGAGACCACAGTTATTATTAAATTAGTTTCGGGTTCATCATTTGGATGGCCTGAAACACATTCTTCATACAAAGTACTTTAACCTCAACCAATAAAATGGTATAAATAGTTATATGGCAATCATAGCAAACATATTCATCGACCAAGGAACAGACTTCTCAATAACTGTAGATGTCACAGATACCGATGGTACAGCATTAGAGATGACAGGATATACTGCAGCTGGACAGATAAGAAAGACTTATTCATCCTCAACTGCAAGTGGAACATTCACTACTGCAATCGCAGCTGCTTCAGGACAGGTAACACTATCCTTAACAGATACAGAAACATCTGCAATACCAGCTGGTCGATATGTATATGATTTGACCATAACGAGTGCTTCCTCTATAACCACGAGAGTTGTTGAGGGACAGATAAATGTAACTCCGAGTGTAACGAGATAATATTATGGCAATTAAAGGAACACTAAGTCGAACTGCAAGTATTGGTGGTGTAGTATCGGGTGCAGGTAATGTCCGTGCTAAACAAGTAGCTATCGGTAATGCAGTGAATGTAAATATTGCATCCAAGTCAATCAACGAACTTGCAGACGTAAACGCAACAGAGACGGACGATGGTCTTCTCTCGTATGATGCATCAACAGATAAATGGACAACTACTACTAATCTAGACGGTGGAACATTCTAGTTGTCTAAATACTAGTACAAATCAAGGATACCAACCAGTGAAGGTATCGACCCACATTGTGAGTGGACTGTTTAAATATATTATGTAAATCTCGACCTTGACAGTGACAGGTCACAACTTAAATTAAATAAATTTTATAGGAAATATAAAAATGGCAACAGTAATTCAAATCAAAAGAAGTACGTCTGCATCAGCTCCATCCGTTTCGGATTTGAGTAATGGTGAGTTAGCGTACGTCCAAGATGCGAGTAATAATGGTGCTTCTGCAAAATTATTTATTGAATCAGTAGATTCCTCTTCTAACCCAGTTATCCATACAATCGGTGGTAAATATTATACCGATATCGTTGGTGCAACTAAGGGTGTTAGTGGAACTGCAGGTTTTCTAAAATTTCACGAAGACACAGACAATGGAACATCATCAGTAACCCTCAGCTCTCCAGCTGCTCTAGGTGGTGACGTATCATTGGTTTTACCTACAGCTGACGGTAGTGCTAACCAAGCACTTATTACCGATGGTTCAGGTCAATTATCATTCGCTTCTACAACATCAACCCTAGCAGGTGCTACGGATTCAGATATCACAACTCCTTCAACAGGTCAAGTACTTGTTCATGACGGAAGTGATTCATTTGACAACGTATCTTTCAGTGGTGATGTAACATTAGCATCTAACGGTGCTGTAACAATCGGTGCAAGTGCAATATCAACAGGGAAAATTGCTAATGATGCAGTTGACGCTGACAAACTTGCTTCTAACGCAGTAGTTGAAGCTTCTATAGTAAATGATGCTGTAACAGCAGCTAAACTTGCTTCTAACGCAGTAGTATTTGCGTCAGTAGACGGTGCAGCGGTTATCACTGCAGCTGAAGGTGTATCTTCAAACAGTACGTCTGATGTAACATTCCCAACAACAAAAGCAGTATTCGATTACGTTTCTGCAATTGATGTTGATGATGCCCTAGGACTTATCGGTGATAGTGGAACAGGTTCAATCGACCTTGACGCTCAGTCACTAACAGTTTCAGGTACAGCAAACGAAATTGATACAGCAGTCTCAGGACAAACTATAACAGTTGGTCTTGTAGCTAACCCTACAGTTTCAGGTAACTTAACAGTTTCAGGTAACTTAATCACAGATGATATCACAACTGCTACTTTAACAACTTCAGGTAACTTAACGGTTACTGGTGATTTAGCTGTTAACGGAACAACAACTACAGTAAATTCTACTACAGTCTCTATTGCAGACCCAGTTTTCCAAATTGGTTCAGATGCTTCAGATGACAACTTAGACCGTGGTATTAAGTTTGAATATAACGATGGAACTGCAAAAGTTGGTTTCTTCGGTATGGACGACTCAACTGGTAAATTCGTAGCTCTATCTAGTGCAACAGACACATCTTCAGTATTCTCAGGAACAGCAATGGCTGCAGACTTTGGTGCTTTAGGTGCTACAGATGTCGCTCTAAGTGGTTCTATTACTTCTATAGATGGTTCTGCTCCAACAGCTGGTCAAATAATGATTGGTACTGGTACAGACTTTGCTCTTGGAACATTAACAGCTGGTGAAGGAATCGATGTTACTAATGCTAATGGTGCAATCACACTATCTGTTGAAGACGCTACAGTCTCTAACAAAGGTATTGCGAGTTTTGCTACAGCAATCTTCGATGTTACTTCAGGTGCAGTGTCTATTAAAGATGCTACTTCTTCAGTTAAGGGTATCGCCTCGTTTGGTGGTGACTTCACAGTATCTTCGGGTGCAGTGTCAGTTACTTCTCTAGACGGTGGTACATTCTAAGATAGTTAAGGAGACCAAACATGGCAACAGTAATTCAATTTAAAAGAAGTTCTACTCAGAACGCAGTTCCCGTTACTAGTGATTTATCACTTGGTGAAATTGCAGTAAATACCTACCACGGTAGATTTTACACTGAAAAGAATGACGGAAGTGCTGCCATTGTTGAAGTTGGGTCTAACCCATCTTCTTTAACTATCAACGATGCATTGGTATTCCCAACTGCAGACGGTTCTAGTGGACAGTTATTGTCCACAGATGGTTCGGGTAACTTAGACTTTATCGATGCAGCTAGTTCTGCATTAACACAATTCTATTATACAGTTACGAGTTCAACTCAAACTGTATTTTCGGGTAGTGACGATAATAGTAACACATTAAGTTACACTGCGGGTCTTGAGGGTGTTTATTTGAACGGTATTAAATTAGTAAGTGGAAGTGACTATGTCACGACTTCTACTACTGTAATAACACTTCAAGCAAATGCAGTCTCAGGGGATATACTACAGGTTGTAGCTCAGACTTCAGTATCAAACTTAGTGCAGGGATTCTTTTCGAATACCTCACTAACAGCGACTACTGCAGACCAAGTATTGAGTTCTAATTCAGTTGCAAACAAAACGATAAAATATGTTATCGTTGGGAAACATGCATCTTTAGGAACTCATGCAGCTGAGGTACTATTAATTAACGATGGTTCGAATGCACATTTCGTCCAGTATGGTGATGCTTTCTCAGCATCTTCATTGTTCTCACTTTCGAGTGATATAAACAGTGGAAATATGAGATTACTAGTAACACCTGCTAATACGAACACTGATTTCACCACCTTCCAAATTAGATTAACATAGGAGAATTAACAAATGGCTAAGACAAATAGTTTTAAAATTGCTGAGTTAATTCGAGGTATTGAGTATGATGTCGCAACAGACACGATTACTTCTACTAAAAATATTAACTCTAAGAATAAGAAGACTGGTTCTGAGACAAAAACATCTACTACACAGTTTGATTTAGATACATTTGCGAAAGCAACGTATCGTGCAGCTAGATATATTGTCGCAATGAGTGAGGGGTCAAACTTTCATTCTACAGAAATCATGCTCATACATGACGGAACTGATGTGACATTGACTTCATATGGAACATTGAAAGACACAAATCTTGCGACTTTCGATGCAGACATAAGTGGTTCAAACCTTCGTTTAAGATGTACACCAGCGAGTGCAAACTCAACGGTCATCAAATTTGATAGAACATTGGTAGAAGCTTAAGCTTTTAATTATATCATAAAACTAAAAGGGGTCTTCATTGACCCCTTTTTTTTGTTTAAGATATTTTAAGGTATAAATAGTACTATGGGAACTCAAACAAAATTCTTTACCGAGTATGGTCATAAGGACTTAGGTAATACCGAGATAGATGGGAGTTTGGTCGTAAGTGGAAACTTAACGGTCAATGGTACTCAGACTATTATCGATTCCACAACGACCTCAGTTACCGATTCAATGTTGGAACTTGCAAGTGGTAACACTACTGCAGATTTAATTGACATTGGTTTCTATGGTAACTATAATGATGGTTTGAGTGGTGAGTCGGGAGTATCAGAATACACAGGTTTATTCAGGGATGCAAGTGATTCAACATGGAAGTTATTTGATGGTCTAGAAACAGAACCAAGTACTACAGTAGATTTATCGGGTGGAAACTATGCACTTGCTGATTTACAATTGGGTGATTTAACCTCATCTACATTGACTGCAGCTGGTCTATCTTACCCTTCTAGTGATGGTTCTAACGGACAAGTTCTAACTTCCAATGGTAGTGGAACACTTTCCTTCCAAGATGCAGGAGGTGGACTTACAGCAGGTTCTATAACTACCACTGCAACGACACAGACAACATTAGATACTTTTGCACTTGGGTCTTATAGAAGTGTGAAGTATCAAGTACAAGCGTCCGACACAACTTCGGGTGAATACCATGTCATTGAGATAATGGTCTTACATGATGGTACTACTGCATATCATTCACAATATGGTGAAATGTATACAGGGTCGTCTCCTTTGGGGACATTTACGGTAGATGTCAATATAAGCAATGCAAGATTAAGGGTAACTCCTGCATCTACAAACTCAACAGTATTTAAATTCAAAAAAATTGAAATTTCTGTCTAGTATTACCAGTCTTCAGTGACCGAACATACTAAATACTTGCATAAGAATTTAAAGAATTTCAAAACCATTCACAAATAGGAATCACACACATGGCAACACAGAACAAATTCGTAATAGAATACGGTTTAAGCGTTGGGTCAACTGATGTTATCGACTCTAATGGAAAGGTGGTTGCAGCTGCAATCTCTAACTTAGACACGGATGATTTATCAGAAGGTTCAACCAACCTCTTCTTCACAAACGCAAGATTTAACTCAAGCTTTGATACAAGACTATCAAATGCAACTGTTGATGGAGGTACTATCTAATGGCTGGTGAAAAGAATTTTAATATCAAAAATGGTTTATCCGTTGGTGGTGTAGAAGTAATTAACTCATCGGGTGACTTAGTCGCTGGTGGGATTGGAGTTGCAGTAAACGAAGCAATCGCAGATAAGATTGGTGGTATTGTTAGTGCAACTGGTGGTGCAACTGCAACGTATAACGATGGTGCAGATACTATTGTTATTGATGTTGCAATACTAGACTCAGACACTATGTCGGGTGCAAGTGCAACAACACTTTCATCTTCAGAATCTATTAAAGCATACGTTGATTCCGTAAGTGCAGCTAAAGATGACTTAAGTGAACTAAGTGGTGACACAGATGACGTATCTGAAGGTTCGAGTAATCTCTATTATACAGATGCAAGAGCAGATGCAAGAGTCACAGCTGCATCAGATTTGGTTAGAACTACTGGTACACAAAGTATTGCAGGTGTTAAAACATTTAGTGATAATCTTATCCTAAGTGGTAATTTGACAGTTAACGGCACACAAACAACAATCAATACAGAAACATTAACAGTCGATGACAACATGATTGTCCTAAACAACAACGAAGCAGGTACTCCATCACAGGATGCAGGTGTTGAAGTTGAAAGAGGAACATCTACTAATGTTAAAATACAATTTAAAGAAAGTACAGACAAATGGCAATTTACTAATGATGGTTCATCATATGTAGATATCGCTACTGATACAGACAGCTTAACTGAAGGTTCAACTAACCTTTATCACACCACTGCAAGAGCAAGAGGTGCAATTAGTGCTGGTGGAGATTTAGCATACAATAGTACAACTGGTGTAATAAGTTTCACAAACGATGCTGGAGATATTTCTTCAGTAGTTGCTGGTTCGGGTTTAACTGGTGGTGCAACTAGTGGTGATGCAACATTAAACATTGGTGCTGGTTCAGGTATTACAGTTAATGCAGATACAATCGAGATTGATACAACTTTGGTTGCAACATTAACAGGTACACAGGGTTTAACAAATAAAACAATCACAAGTCCAGTAATAAACACTGGTGTAAGTGGTTCTGCAATACTAGACTCAGACACTATGTCGGGTGCAAGTGCAACAACACTTTCATCTTCAGAATCTATTAAAGCATATGTTGACTCACAAGTTCAATCAAAAGATGCATTATCAGAACTTTCGGGTGATACGGATGACGTATCTGAAGGTACTGGAAATTTATATTTCACAAACGAGAGAGTTGACGACAGAGTCAGTTCATTAATCGTTGGTGGAACAGGAATCACATCTACATACGATGACACTGCTGGAACACTAACACTTACTTCAGAAGTTGGAGATATCACTTCGGTAGTTGCTGGAGATGGTCTAACAGGTGGGGGAACTACTGGTGATGTTACACTTACAGTCGGAGTAGATAATTCTTCTGTAGAATTGAATTCAGATGCACTAAGAGTTAAAGCATTAGGTATTACAGATGGTATGTTAGCTGGTAATATTTCAAACAGTAAACTTACTAATTCGGGTCTAACAGTTAACGGTGCAACAATAGCATTGGGTGCAACTGGGTCATTTAATACAGATGCAACTTCAGAAGGTTCGTCAAATCTTTATCATACAACAGAAAGAGTTCAAGATGTTGTTGGTGCAATGGCGACTGCTGGAACAAACATAACACTTGCATACAATGACACTGCTGGTACACTTACAATTAACTCTTCGGGTAAAACTCAAGAAGAAATCGAAGACATCGTAGACAATCTAGTAGTTGGTGGTGTAAATATCACTGCAACTTATGTTGATGCTGCTGGAACACTTACACTTGATGGTAAATCAGACGCTGCAATCAGAGGTCTAGTATCTGCTGGTGGTGATTTAGCATACAACAGTTCAACTGGTGTAATCTCGTTCACAGAAAGAACAGATGCACAAGTAAGAGGTTTAGTTGATGTTTCTGATGCTGGTGGAGATGGTTCACTTGCATACAATAGTACAACTGGTGTAATAACATACACTGGTGGAAGTGCATCGGAAACAAGAGCTCACTTAAGTGCTGGAACTGGTGTAACATACAGTGGTGGTGCTTTCAGTATTGGTCAAGCAGTTGCAACTTCGAGTGATGTTGCATTCAACGACTTGACACTTGCTGGAGACCTAGTTGTTAATGGTACTACTACTACAGTTAGTTCAACTAACACAACCATGACAGATGGTTTAATCGAACTTGGATACGGAACTACAGGAACACCTGCTAACGATACTGGTATCGTTATAGAAAGGGGTGATTCTGCAAACGCATTCATCGGTTTTGATGAGAGTGCAGATAAGTTTACAATGGGTACTGGTACATTTACTGGTGCAACCACAGGTAACCTATCAATCACTACAGGAACTTTAGTTGCCAATGTTGAAGGAAACTTAACAGGAAACGTAACTGGTACAGTTTCTAGTTTATCTAATCATTCTACTAGTAATGTATCTGAAGGGTCAAACCTGTACTTTACAAACGAAAGAGCTCAAGATGCAGTCGGTGGTATGTTTACAGGTAATACTGAATCAGGTATTACAGTTACATATAATGATGGTGACAGTACAGTAGACTTTTCAGTCGGTACACTTAACCAGTCAACAACAGGAAACGCTGCAACTGCTACAACATTGCAAACTGCAAGAAATATATCAGGTGTATCATTCAATGGTTCTGCAGATATTACACTAAACACTAGTGCCATTACTGAAAACAGTAATCTATACTACACTGATGTAAGAGCAAGAGCTGCACATTCACATGTTGCTGGTGCAGGTGCATACAATAGTACAACTGGTGCAATAACTTCTGCAACACATACTTCACACTTGACAAATAACTCAAATTTTGCAGTTACAGGTGCAAGTGCGTCGTTTACAACATTGAGTACTACTAACGCATCCAATAGTGGTGGTGTTGCTAGGAATGTTTACCAATCAACATCAGCCCCAACAGCAGGTGCTGGTATAGTGGGTGATTTATGGGTACAATATTCTTAACATAAATAAGATTAATAATTTCTTTTATAGGATAAAATAGGATGAGTCAAAAGGTAAAAACACCTTCGGGTTGGAATTCAACCCAAGGTGCTTGGGTTAAAACAGCATCAGGTACATGGAAATCTGTATCTGATATACAAATAAAAACGCCGACTGGGTGGGTTGCAGCCTCAGGTCAACGAAACACACAACAACCATACCCTGCAAATAGTCAGACATCGTACCCTGCATCAAGTCAGACATCGTACCCTGCATCAAGTCAGACTCCGTTTACTTATCCTGCGTCGAGACAGACTACTTACCCTGCGGCAAGTCAGACTCCGTTTACTTATCCTGCGTCGAGACAGAATACTTATCCTGCGTCAAGTCAAACTCCGTTTACTTACCCAGCTAGTGCTCAAACAGCTTACCCTGCGTCAAGTCAAACTCCGTTTACTTACCCCGCGGCGAGACAGACACCATATCCAGCTGGATATCAGACACCGTTTACTTACAGTGCGAATGCTCAAAGTACATATCCTGCGATATATCAGATACCATTTACTTATCCCACATCGAGTCAGACACCGTTTACTTACCCTGCGTCAAGTCAGACTCCTTATATTGCAAATCAGAGATTAAGTGCTAGACAACCTGTAAGTTATCAGATACCGTATCCTGCAATTTATATTGCACCTTCTAGACAACCGTACACGATACAAACACCATACATTGGAACGTATCCTGCTAGACAACCATTTACTTATCAGATACCGTTTACTTATCCTGCTTCGTACACTGCTAGACAGCCATACACTTATCAGATACCGTTTACTTATCCTGCTTCGTACACTGCTAGACAGCCATACACTTATCAGATACCGTTTACTTATCCTGCTTCGTACATTGCATCTGCTAGACAGCCATACACTTATCAGATACCGTATCCTACAACGTATCAAGCACCTTCTAGACAACCGTACACGATACAAACACCGTATCCTGCGATAACTGGTTATAGTGCAAATGGAAGGATTCCGTTTAGAACTCCTTCAGGAATACCATATACGTTCAATGGGCAACAAAATTACTATGCGCCGCTATATCCTCAAGGTCAGTCTCAGGTTCTAATTTCAGTAGGTAAGTTTTCTGAATATATGCCACTTCAGAATCCAACTCGAGCTCCCGTGATTGCGAATGGTAACACTGAAACGAATGCTCAACAACCGTTTACTTACTTTGCGTTTACTAACTATACTGCATACTCAAGTAGTAATGCACAGAATCCGTTTACTTACCCTGCGAACACTGTAGCAAGACAACCAGTGAATGGTCAAACACCGTTTACTTATCCTGCAAGTTATATTGCACCTGCTCGTTCACCAAGAAATGGTCAAACACCATATCCTGCAGCCTATCAAGCACCTGCTCGTTCACCAAGAAATGGTCAAACACCATATCCTGCAGCCTATCAAGCATCTGCTCGACAACCAGTGAATGGTCAAACACCATATATTGCAAATTATGATGCTAGACAACCTTCAAATGCACAGAATCCGTTTACTTACAGTGCAAGTTATACTGCTAGACAACCTGCAATTGCTCAAATACCGTTTACATATCCGTCAACGTATCAAGCAAGACAACCTGCAATCTATCAAGCGAGTGCGAGACAACCTGCTATCTATCAAGCGAATGCTAGGTCTCCACATGCCTATATTGCAAGGTCACCAAGTATATACCAAGCACCTGCTAGACAACCAGCTGGATATGATGCAAGACAACCTGCTATATATCAAGCACCTGCTAGACAACCTGCGATTTATACTGCAAGACAACCTAGTATATACCAAGCACCTGCTAGACAACCTGCAATCTATATTGCTAGACAACCTGCAATCTATCAAGCACCTTCTAGACAACCTGCAATCTATATTGCTAGACAACCTGCAATCTATCAAGCGAATGCGAGACAACCTGCAATCTATATTGCACAACAACCTGCTATCTATATTGCACAACAACCTGCTATCTATATTGCAAGGACTCCTGTACAAAGATGGGATGGTGTATTACAACAGAATTGGCCTGCGTCACCTATTTCTAGTTAAAACCCCTCTGTTATCTGTTGACTAAATATAGGGTCAACAGATAACGGATAACAGATTATATTATGAGATTAAAAAGCAGAATAACCCCTATAGATGCCCCCACAATAGTAAAAAAATACAATATTCCTGAATTAGACTGGAGTGTTAATGGAGATGTAGACGGTACATTGAGAGAGTTGGGACAAGTTAATATTGACTTGGGTACGATACATCTATATGCAGATTCCAAAATTCCCGAAGACAATAGAAAGGTCAAAGTTTATGAAGAAATTCGTAAACAAAATCTTGTACCACCAACTAAAATGTTAACTTGGGGTGAATTAAAAAAACACGACTTAATCGACCTTGAAATGGGTCTAGAATATGAGGTTGAGACCTACCTCAACATGAATTACCGTGGTTACACAGGTGGTATTCATAATCAAGCGGGTGATACAGGACTCACTGATGATGAGTTGAATTCAGTAGGTAGTACCTTTTACCACTCCACGAAAGCACATTGGATGATTCATGATATTAAAGAAAATGGTCTAGTAAATCCAGTACAAGGATGTATCTATGCATACTCTGATGGAAGGTCTGATACACAAAGATATAGACTTCATATACATCCAGGCTCTATTAGACAATCAATGTATAAAATTTTGGACGATGATTCACTACCAATTTTGTTAGCAGACCCCTATAATTATATCGAAAGTCCCGAACTAAGTGTAAAAGAACATTTGGAGATTTTTGCAGATTCATCACTTCAAGCCACTGAACTTAGTTTAGATTATCATAATGGATATGTGCAAGTATGGCCTACCCAGTTGACACCTAGATTAGATAGTTGGAGAAAAAGGGTGACAGAATTTGGTAAGAGTGTGTTTGAATTAACTGAAGGAAAACCCTTTAACATTTATATTGGATATGATAGCAGACATCAACAACTTCCACAACTTTCTAGAAATAGTATATTAAGATATCTAAATGGTAATAAACAACATAAGATGAGTGATTTGGAGTGTTTCAAACCTGAAATTAAATTCCTTGACAAATCAAAAATTCCCGAGTATACTAGAGAATATGCAGGTCAAAGTACTGAGTTTACATACAGTAGATTCTTAATACCATACTTGGAAGACTATAAGGGAATTTCATTGTTTATTGATGATGATATGATTTTCAGTAAAAGTCCTCTACCACTGTTTATGTTCCTACACCCCGATGATGCTGTTGCAGTGTGCAAGTACGATTATGACAATCTACACACACCTGAAACTAAGTTCGATGGTGAAAAGAATGTTGCTTATCCTAAGAAATTGTGGTCGAGTATGATGGTGTTCAATAACAGTCATGAAGATTGTAAGAAGTTGACACCTGAAGTTATCAATACCGCAAGTGGGAAGTATCTACACCAGTTTGAGTGGACAGATATGGTATCTGAAATACCCACTAAATATATACACAATGAGGGGTATGATGATATTAAACCCGATGCCTTTGGGTTTCATTATACAAGGGGAGGCCCTTGGGTGAAAGGACAAGATTGTTCTGATATATCAAACTTAAAACAATACACCATTGAAAAGAATTGTCTTGAAAGAGACGGGGAAATAAACTTATGAACGCACTAGTATTTACAGAAAACAACGATTTAAAAATTACAAAACCAAATGGATTGAGGTATGAATTCAACAATGTTGATAAACCTAGTTTAGGATTTGACTTTGACATTCTCGTATATGACGGAGACGAACATTGGAGAATTGAAAAATTTGATGATAGTAAACTTTTTGAAGAACATGAACAAATTGCATTAACTGATGAACAAATGTCGGCCGTTGAAGTTTACATTGATGCGTCCGAACCACCACTAGGAGTTAATCTTAATGACCAACTGATTGATAGACTGTATGATTTTCAAGATAACAGACTTAATGAGATTGCTAGTGACTATGGATTTCGTGATATAAATGAATGTAGTTGGGTAGGAAGACATGGTTCAAATCATCCCAAAAGAACTGATGCAAGATTGGTCATGGAATGTGGGGATGCCTTCGCAGCGGTCACTGATACACTAATTAAAGAAATTGAAGTTACATCTGAAGAAATGTTAAAAACATTTGAAGAATATACACCATATTACCCAACTCCTTTCTTGAAAGACTCACAAGGATAGGTTTCATGGAAGTCTGTTTTATAGATTCCCCCTTCGAGATTGAGACACTACCTTTAGATAAAATATATGTTTTGGATAACTGGTTGGCTCCTATAATCCACAGAAAGATAGATGGGGTTGTAACGACCGCCAATTGGAGAAAAACTAACGAAGTTAGGGGAGACGACCCTACTGGTCTACCAATGCACCAGTTTTGGGGTTCTACCATGAATAGGGATAATGACTGGGACAATGAAAATAGCCACGACTTAATTGTATGGAGTAAATATCTAGAGGAGAGATTAAGAGAGGGTTTTGGATTTAATTGGAAAAAATTGGATTACATGGGATTAAACTCTCAAACACAAGGACTTTATGGAACTATTCATAATGATTGTCCTGATGATGAAGACCAAAATTTATCCTTTTTATACTACCCAAATACACATTGGGAAGACCATTGGGGTGGGGTTCTGAGATTATATGAAAATCCTAAAGATGGTATAGAAACAATACAAGGTTTTGATAATAGAGAAAATGGAGTTCAAATTGCGGAGGTGTCATTTAAGCCTAATAGACTAATTATGTTTGATGGAAGAATACCGCACGGTGCAGATGCACCAAATTCTAATGCAAGATATATGGATAGAAGGTCTATAGTAATTCGAGGAGATGAAGTGAAGTTATGCCAACGATAGAGTTTAATACAACTAATTCAGATGGATTTGTCTCGTGTAGACCTATCCTTGCAAAAAAATATAAACCTGATTGGTGGGCGGCATTGCCGGCGAATGATATCAATAATGGTAGCATTGTTGAGGGGACGTTAAAGATTTGTCCTGCAATGCACGATTTCTTAAATATAGGTTGGTTGTTAGTATCAAATTATGACATAAAAGTAGTACACGATAAAGATTTGGGGACATGTAAAGCCATATTCGATGTCGCCAAGAATGAACAAGGGGTTGCAATACCATCTCACCCTAAAGAACAGTTTGGAACTGGGAAAGATTATCAGTTTAATTATCATACTAATAATGACGAAATTTATGATGCATTTAAAGTAAGAGCTTCATGGTCTATAAAACTACCAACAGGTTACAGTATGATGTACCTAGACCCATTCTTGTGGCAGAATAAAGATTTTAAAGCATGGAATGGTGTTATAGATGCAGACAAACATTTCAACCATCTTACTGAAAACAGTAATATCATCATGTATCCAAAACATGGTAATGATTTTGTTATCAAGAAGGGGACACCATTAGTGCAGGTTATACCATTTAAGAGAGATGAGTGGACGGCTGAATACAACCTAAAAACATCATGGGAACATTATGAAGAACAGTCCAGTTTAGTACATCCTGAAGGACTTTCCTCAAATCGTGAAAAGATTGAATCGGGACTAGGAGAATACAAGCAAACCTCATGGAGTCCAAAACCAAAATTATTTAAAGATGCAAAGGGTGGATGTCCGTTTGGTCATGATAACCCTCGGTCTAAAAATGATGAAGTTCAGATGGAGTTTGATTTTAAATGAGTGTAAAATTACTATTTCCTACTCCTATTTTTGAGAGAAACTTCCTTGACTCCAACTTGAATCCAAATCAAGGTTACGATGAGAGTTATGCAACCCAGTTGAAGAATGAAATAGATGCAATGAGAAGGAAAGACCCCGAAGGTAGAAGAATCTCAAATGCCTATACTGGTTGGCAGTCAAATGATGGGATTGATAGAAACCCCCTTTTTCAGAAATGTATGAATAGAATTTCAACATTTTTCCATGAAGAAGTGTGTACATATTTTGGTGTTTCTTCAAAAATTCGTATGGGTAACTCATGGGCAAACATCAACGATAAGGGTGCATGGAATATGCCACATCTTCATAATGGATGTTGGTTTAGTGGTGTTCTATACATAAGTGCAGGAGGGGATGAGGGTGATATTCAGTTTATAGACCCAATGCCAAAGGTAGTAGGAAATATGCCTCATGGAAGACGTAGTAATCCCAGTCACAGGGTTGCACCATCTACAGGAAACTGTATACTATTTCCTAGTGGTGCGATGCATATGGTAGAACCAAACTTCTCAACATCTAATCGATATAGTATATCCTTCAATGTGGACTTGCTTGACTATAACAATAAACCAATGCCTTGGGATGAAAATGAATTTACATTCAAATTAGATGAGAAAGGTGACCCCATACTGTCATAGATTTCCTAAATATCCGTATGGAATTAGTAATCGACCCAAACATGATTTGGAATCTCTTCCTTACACTAGTCATAGCACCAGTTGGATTAATTGTAAGAAACGTGATGTCTGAACAAAAACGAATAGATATCCTTCTCAATAAAACAAGAGAGGAGATAGCTAGAGACTATTTAACGCGTGACCAAATAGAAAAAGACTTCCAAAGGTTGTTTGACACTATGAACAGAATGGACGAAAAGTTGGATAGACTTCAATCTAAAACATACTTCCAAGAATAGGGTATCAAAGTGTATAAATAGTAGTAAGATAACTATTACTACTGGATTAAACACATGGCAGAACCAAATTCAAAAGCATCACTAAAAGAGTATATCAAGAGAAAACTTGGAGCTCCTGTATTGGAAATCAATATAGATGACGACCAATTAGATGACAGAGTTGATGAAGCACTCCAATATTTCCGTGAGTATCATTACGATGGTTCTATTAAGTGTTATCTAAAACACCAAATCACTCAAGCAGAACTCGATTCCTTCAAGACAAATTCAAGTGTGACAGCTGCAACGACTGGAACTCAAGCAATTGCAAACCAAACTTATGGTGAACAACAAAACTATGTTACACTACCCGAACATGTGTTAAGTGTAATTAATATATTCCCGTTTAGTAATGGTGTGTCCAATAATATGTTTGATATGAGATATCAACTTAGATTGAATGACTTGTGGGATTTAACATCTACAAGTGTTATGTATTATTCTCAAGTTCAACAACATCTCTCACTTATGGACGACATGTTAGTGGGTAGAACACCTATAAGATACAATACACATAGTAACAGACTATACATGGATATGGACTGGAACGGTGTGAATGTGGGTGAGTACATTCTTATTGAGTGTTATAGAAAGTTAGACCCAACAGACATGACTGATATCTATAATGATATGTGGTTAAAGAGATATGCAACTTCACTAGTTAAGTATCAATGGGGTGAAAACCTTTCTAAGTTCTCAGGTATGACTTTGCCAGGCGGAGTTACACTAGATGCAGAAAACATGAAAACAGAAGCCAAAGAAGAGATTACAAAATTAGAAGAAGAGTCTAGACTGAACTATGAAATGCCAGTCATGGACATGATGGGATAAAAATATGCCTACAAATGTATTTTTTAACCATGCAGTATCAACTGAACAACATCTTTATGAGGATATAGTTGTTGAGTCGTTGAGAATGTATGGACATGAGTGTTTCTATCTACCTAGAGAGGTAGTGGAAGAAGATACTATACTCAATGAAGATGTGCAGTCTGCCTTTGGTGATGCATATGCAGTTGAGATGTATATTGAAAATACTGATGGTTTTGAAGGTGAGGGTGACCTCATGTCTAAATTTGGACTGTCAATTCGTGATACTGCAACATTTGTTATATCATTAAGAAGTTGGGAAAGATTTATATCATTAGATTCAAACCTTGCAACATCACTCAGACCAAACGAAGGAGATTTAATTCACTTCCCTATGAGTGGTTCACTGTTCGAAATTAAGTTTGTAGAACACGAAAATCCATTCTATCAAGTTGGAAAATTATTTACATTTAAAATGCAGTGTGAACTGTTTGAATATAGTGGTGAAGACTTTGATACTGATGTTGCAGGTATAGATAAAATTGAAGATGAGGATGCATATAACATAGAGATGACCATGGTAGCTGGTGGTAGTGGTGACTACAATGTTGGGGAAAACCTTACTAAGAGTAGTGTTGTGGTCGGTGAAGTCTTATCTTGGGTTGGTGGAAATACTAGAACACTTAAAGTTAAAGATGTTACCACTACACTTGTAGTTGGTGACGTGTTGGTTGGTGCAGTAACTACTGCACAGTACACTGTGAATTCAATAACAGATGTATTAACAATGTCGAACGATGCACTTGCACAGAATTTAGAATTTGAAGCAACCGACTCCACATATCTTGACTTCAGTGAAACCAATCCGTTTGGAGAACCTTAATGTTTGGAACACATTTTTATAACGAAACTATTAAAAGAAGTGTATCCATTTTTGGTACACTCTTTAATAATATTACGGTAAAGAAGGTAAAATCAGATAATACTGTATTAACTTCTCAAATTGTACCGATATCATACGGCCCTAAACAAAAATGGTTGTCGAGACTTAATGATGAACCTAATCTATCCGATGGAATGAGAAGTTCAATCAGTCTTCCTAGAATAGCATTTGAAATCTCAGGATTTGAATATGATGCAACTAGACAGCAAAACAAACTTATTCGTGCATCTAAGACCACACTTGACACCGATAATACCAAAAGGTCATTTCAATATGCACCTGCACCATACAACATAAATTTTACTTTGTCAATACTTGCAAAGAATGCTAATGATGCATTACAAATATTAGAACAAATTCTTCCGTATTTTCAACCCGAATACACTGTATCAATGAAAATGGTAGATTCAATGACGGAGGTTAGAGATGTTCCCATCTCATTGAATTCAGTTACCATGAATGATGAGTACGAGGGTACTTTTGAAGAAAGACGTGTAATAGAGTATACACTAGATTTTACTATGAAGTTATACTTCTTCGGCCCTGTTTATACTGGTAAGATTATTAAGAATGTTATAGAAAGAACATATCTAACTAATGAAAACGGACAGTTCACTTCATCTCAAATCGATGAATCGGGACTCATTAAAGAGGTTAAACACTATGAACCTGCGTTTGCAGAAACATCAAATGCAGTTTCCGCATCCACAACAGTGTCCTTTGCAACTGCAATAAATAGTTCTATAAGTGTGAATGATGAGGTGTTTGGGACAAACCTAACAACTAATCCAACAGTTTCGAGTATTGCATCTGATAAACTAAGTGTAGTGTTATCAAGTGCAATTACAATAAGTGCAAATACGAGTCTTAAATTTGTGGGTTCAGTAGACCCTGAAGATACATTCGTAGTTGCTGAATCAGTAGATTTTTATGATGACGGTACTTCCCGAGATTTCACAGATGATAAGGTTACCGATGCGAGTTAAATATGACAAAAGATATAGATTCTAAACTAGATGGTGTTTTAGATATCTCTACAGAAATTACTAAAGAGATTAAAAGAGAGACCAAAATAGTTAAATTACCCAGTCGTTCAGAGAGTATGGACAACGACTATAAGTATGGTCGTGAGACCCTCTACGGACTCGTAGAGAGGGGACAAGATGCAATCGATGGAATCCTAGACCTATGTAAGGAAACCGAACACCCGAGGGCGTATGAGGTTGCAGGACAGCTCATCAAGACCGTTGGTGATACTGCAGAGAAACTACTAGACTTGCAGAAAAAAATCAAAGAATTAGAGAAAGAAGACGAACAAAAGATAGGACAACAACATAATCATTTATATGTTGGTAGCACATCCGAACTACAGAAGTTTCTTAAAAAGAATAAAGAGTAATGACTGATTCGAAAAATGAAGGTTATCTAGGTAATACTCTAATTAAGAAAGCTGGTGTAGAAGTAAAATACACCAAAAAACAATTAGGTGAGTATGTCAAATGTTCAAGTGACCCTTGTTATTTCATAGAAAACTATACAAAAATTATATCCCTAGATGAAGGACTTGTACCCTTTATACTTCGGGGATACCAAGACAAGTTAATAAACCACTATAATGACGAAAGATTTAGTGTTGTTCTTGCGTCAAGACAGAGTGGTAAATCAATCACATCATGTGCATACCTACTATGGTATCTCCTCTTTACACCCGAAGTTACTGTAGCGGTTCTTGCAAACAAAGGTGCAATTGCAAGAGAGATGATTGCTCGTATGGTAACCATGTTAGAGTCCGTTCCATTCTATTTACAGCCTGGCGTTAAGATTCTAAACAAAGGTTCAATAGAGTTTGCAAACGATAGTAAAGTAGTTGCAGCTGCAACATCTTCGAGTTCTATTCGTGGATTGTCTATAAACCTCTTGTATCTTGATGAGTTTGCGTTCGTAGAAAATGCAGAGGAATTCTATACTGCAACATATCCAGTGGTAACATCGGGTAAAAATTCAAAGGTTATTATCACATCTACTGCAAACGGTGTTGGTAACATGTACCACAAAATTTACGAAAGTGCAGTTAGGGGTGAGAGTGAGTACAAAAACTTCACTATTAACTGGTATGATGTGCCTGGCAGAGATGAAGAGTGGAAGAAACAGACCATTGCAAACACCTCAGAAATCCAGTTCCAACAAGAGTATGGTAATAGTTTCCTAGGAACAGGTAATACACTTATTAATAGTGCAACACTTCTAGGTATGAGGTCAATAGACCCAACATGGTATAAAGATAACTTCAGTATGTACCAAAAACCCATGCTTGACCACACCTACATATGTACAGTAGATGTTGCAAAGGGAAGGGGTATCGACTACTCCACCTTTACGATATTTGATATAAGTGTTCAACCATTTAAACAGGCTGCAACATATAGAGACAATATGATATCTCCGATGCTCTTTCCTGATATTATAAATAAGTATGCAAAAGCATACAACGATGCCTTGGTTATTATTGAGAATAATGCAGAAGGTAGTATGGTTGCAACACAATTACATTATGATATAGAATACGAGAATGTATTTGTTCAGGGATTGATGAAAGCCGAAGATATCGGTGTGACAATGAACAGAAAGATTAAAAGAATCGGTTGTTCAACAATGAAAGAACTGCTTGAGGAAAATAGATTGGAACTAGTTGATAGATATGCAATCACTGAACTCATGACTTTCATAAATAAAGGTATGTCTTTCGAGGCAGATAAAGGTTACCATGATGATATGGTTATGAATATAGTATTGTTTTCTTGGTTTGTAACCACTCAACACTTTACTTACATGACTAATCATGCAGTAAAAGACCTATTATATGCCGAACAACAAAAAATGATAGAAGACGATATGTTACCAGCTGGGGTGTTCGACACTGGTAGTACAACCAATGGACAAGAATCCTTCGTAGAAGGAGGAGATAGGTGGTTTATAACCCAAGAAGAAATTTCTTAGGGTAAAAAAAGTTATAAATAAACTAGTAAACAACTCTTTTCATAAACAGGAGAAAAAGTATGACATTTCAAGTTTCACCAGGCGTTCAGGTCAAAGAGATAGACCTAACAAATGTTGTTCCTGCAGTATCAAGTACAACAGGTGCTTTTGCAGGTTCATTTCAATGGGGCCCTGTTGATGAAGTAGTAACAGTTAGCGGTTCATCAAAATTAGAACAGACATTCGGTAAACCTTCAAACACAGATATAGGTGCCGAAGACTGGTACACTGCAGAAGGATTTTTAAGATATGGTTCTTCACTAAGAGTGGTAAGACCTTCGTCTACATCACTTAGTTCTGCAAACGCTGCCGCACACGCATCATCAATCATCAAAAATGGTTCAGAATATGTATCTACTTACAGAGACGGTTCACAAAACGGAACAGTTGGTAAGTGGACATCAAAATATGCAGGTGCATTAGGTAATTCACTTAAAGTATCAGTATGTGGTTCTGCAGATGCCTACTACAAAGATAATCAGGGTAATACAACTGGAGATTTATCAGCTGGTTCAACATCCATTACGGGTGTTACGAATGCAGGTACACTATTTTTAGTTAGAGATATTATCACATTTGACGGACACAACACACAATATAGAGTTACTGCAGCTGCGGGAACTACACTTACAATTGAAGCACTAGGACAACCTGCTGGTACTGGTCTTACGACTGCAGTAGATGGTTCAGGAAGTGCAGTTAACATTAACAGATATTGGGAATTCCATTCCTACTTTGACAAAAAACCTGAAACATCAGCAGTTGCAACTGCAGCTGGAACAACAAATGATGAAATTCATGTTGTTGTGGTAGATGAAGACGGACTTTTCAGTGGTGTTGCAAACACAGTGTTAGAAACATATGGTTTCGTATCACTTGCTTCAGATGGAAAAGGTGCTGATGGTACAAGTAACTATTACAGAAATGTAATTGAATCCAAATCTGAGTATGTATACTGGTCGGGTCATGCAACTACAATGTTGACAACTGCATCAGAACACAGAACACTTGCTGTTTCAATCGGTACTGCATTTGGAAGACCTTCTCTACCTGAGAATAGTTCACTAAGTGGTGGAAACAATGGTAACCACACAACTGCAGCTCAAAAGACAGCTGCATGGACAACATTCTTTGCAGATTCAGAAACAGTAGACATTTCATTCCTAATCGTAGGTTCTTCAAGAACTGATAACGGTAGTGGAGTGATTCAAGACCTTCTTACAGACTGGACAACTTTAACCAATCAAGCGATTCTACTTACAGAAAGTAGAAAAGACTGTATTGCATACATTTCACCTAGACGTGCAGATGTTGTTGGTGTTACTTCAGAGTCAACACAATCATCTAATGTTAAAACAACTGCAGATACAGCTACTTCATCTTCGTATGCAGTAATTGATTCGGGTTGGGTATACATTTATGACAGACACAACGACAAATATTGTTGGGTGCCTGCTAACGGTCACACTGCTGGTTTATCTGCTAGGTCAGATGTTCTTAGAGATGCATGGTATTCACCTGCAGGATTCTCTAGAGGACAGTATCTAGGAGTAACTAAACTTGCATTCAATCCGTCACAATCATCTAGAGATGACCTATATCGTGCAAGAGTTAACCCAGTGGTTACATTTGCAGGTCAAGGAACAGTGTTATTTGGAGATAAAACTGCATTAACATCACCTTCTGCATTCGATAGAATCAATGTAAGAAGATTATTCATCGTCTTAGAAAAAGCAATCGCAACTGCAGCTAAAGCTCAGTTATTTGAATTCAACGATGCTTTTACTCGTGCTCAATTCAGAAGTTCAGTAGAACCATTCTTGAGAGATGTAAAGAATAGAAACGGTGTTATTGATTACTCAGTGGTATGTGATGAAACAAACAATACTGATACAGTTATTGACAGAAACGAATTTGTATGTTCAATATTCGTTAAACCTGCTCGTTCAATTAATTATATTACTTTAAACTTTGTTGCTGCTAGAAGCGGTGTTCAGTTTGAAGAAATTTACGGTGCAATTTAACAGGAGTAATAAATGGCAACAATAGACCAATTTAAAGCACAATTAGTCGGAGGCGGCCCTCGTGCCAACCGATTTAGAGTATACTTACCTCGTGCTGGTGAGAAAATAGAATTTCTGTGTAATGCAGCTCAAATTCCTGCTGGAACACTAGGTGTGATTACACAACCTTTTAGAGGTCATAACCTCAAACTTGCAGGAGATAGAAGTTTTGCACCTTGGACAGTATCTATTCTCAATGACGTAGAATTCTCTGCTAGAAACGCCTTAGAAGCGTGGCAAGAAGAGATTCAACAACTAGACAGTGGAATCGGTTCAACAACTACTGATTACCTATTGTCTCGTGCGTTTGTAGAACAATTACACAAAGATGACTCAGTCCTAGCGAGATACGAATTCTTCAACATGTTTCCTTCAGAAATTGGTTCAATTGCATTGGACTATGGTACTGAAAACGAACTAGAAAAGTTCGATGTTACGTTTGAATTCTCTCACTGGGAAAGAGTGATTTAAGACTCTAAAGTGAAAAATACCACCAGCAAGGTGTTATAAATATAGTTATGGAAATATTCGGATTTGAAATATCCCGTAAAAAGGATGAACTAAGACAAACAGATGCGTTAATTGCTAACAAATCTTTTGTACCACCAGTTGAGGATGACGGTACCCCCGTCATTCAAACACAACAGGGTGGATTTATCTCGGGTGGAGCTTATGGTTCCTATGTAGATATGGAAGGTGGAATCAAGAATGAGTCCACCCTCATATCAAGATATCGTGAGATATCACTTATACCCGAGTGTGACTCTGCTATCGAAGATATAGTTAATGAATGTATCACAGCGGATAGTTCAGATAAGATAGTGTCACTTGACCTTAGAGATGTAAAACTCTCTAGTGGAATCAAACAGAAGATGGGTGACGAGTTTTACCACATCTTATCTATGATGAAGTTCAATCAGAACTCTCATGAATTATTCAGAAAATGGTACGTTGATGGAAGAATCTACTTCCATAAAGTCGTGGACGGAAAACGACCAAAATTAGGTATTGTGGATTTAAGAAATGTTGACCCTCTTAGAATTAAGAAAATAAGAAATGTTGACAAGAAAAAAGACCCAAAAACTAATGTAGATATCATTACTAAGGTAGAAGAGTTCTTCCTATTTAATGATAAAGGATTTCAAGATGGTGGTGCCGCAGAAGGTAACACTGTCAGAATAGCACCCGAAGCTGTTACTTATACAACTTCAGGACTATTAGACTACACTAAGAATGTAGTTATAGGATACTTGCATAAAGCATTAAAGACTTCTAACCAGTTGTCAATGATGGAAGATGCACTTGTTATTTACAGAATATCAAGAGCTCCTGAAAGAAGAATATTTTATATTGACGTAGGTAATCTACCAAAAGCGAAAGCTGAACAGTACCTTGCAGATGTAATGAATAAGTATAAAAACAAACTTATTTACAATGCAGATACAGGTGAGATTAAAGATGATAGAAAACATATGTCAATGTTGGAAGATTTTTGGTTACCAAGAAGAGAGGGTGGAAGAGGAACAGAGATTGAAACTCTGCCCGGCGGACAAAATCTTTCAGAGATAGACGATATAGAATACTTTAAGAAGAAACTATATCAGTCTCTTAATGTACCAGCCTCTAGGATGGAATCAGATAATGGTTTCAACATGGGTAGGTCTTCAGAGATTAATAGAGATGAACTTAAGTTTAATAAGTTTACTAACAGACTTCAGAAGAAGTTTGCAAGGGTCTTTACAGACATTCTGAGAACACAATTAATCCTTAAGGAGATTGTTTCTGCAGAAGAATTCGATAAGGTTAAGGATTTTATACAGTATGATTTTGCAACGGACAATCACTTTACAGAGTTGAAAGACCAAGAAATACTGAAAGAGAGATTGGATACATTACAGACTGCATCAGAGTATGTTGGTCAGTACTTCAGTAAAGAGTATGTTAGAAAATATATACTAAGACAGACTGAAGATGAAATTGCACAAATGGATGCTCAAATAAAAGCAGACAATGATGCAGGTGAAAACGATGATAGTGGAGATGGTTTCCACGATTCAAATGATAATGGAGAGAACAAATAATGGTAAGTGAAATCGCAAAAGATATAGTTAATAGTATTGAAGATGGTAAATTGGATGTTGCAAAACAACAAATCTTTGATGGTGTTAAAGAGAAAGCTGCAGAAGTAGTAGACATGAAGAGAGTAGAACTGCAAGTGGATTGGATGTCCAATCCTGAAGAACACACTGGAGTGTAAATGAAAAGTTTTAAGGTAATGCAAAAAGAACTTAGAGAAGCTAAATCTTTTAAGTTACCTAGTGGGTCTAAAGAACTCAAGACCGACAAGATTAAAGTTGGTAGTCGTAATGCGGATTTAGTATATGCACAGAATAAACAAGGTAAGGTTGATGTGTATATAGATGGTAATTTGTTCAGTGGAGACGAACCTTACAAAGATTTGAAGAGTGCAGAGAAGGAGATGAAAGATATTAGAACTCTAATGTCGTCTTCAGATATGCAAGAAGTAACAATCGAGGAAATTATCAATGAAATTAATAGCAGAGTTTAACGAAAATATAACACCTATAATTACCGAGTCTAAAGAGGACGGTAAGAAGGACTACTTTATTGAAGGTATCTTCATGCAAGCGGACATTAAAAACCGTAATGGTAGAGTCTATCCAAAAGAAATTATGGAGAAAGAAGTAGGTCGTTACGTCAAAGAGTTCGTTGAGAAAAGCCGTGCATTCGGTGAGTTGGGACACCCTGAAGGGCCAACCATCAATCTCGATAAAGTATCACATCTTATCCAATCATTGACTCTAGAAGGGTCAAACTATGTTGGTAAAGCAAAAATTTTAAGTACCCCCAACGGTCAGATTGTAAGAAATCTAATCGATGATGGTGCGAAATTGGGTGTATCATCTAGAGGTCTAGGTTCACTAGAACAAAAAGGTAATGCACAATATGTCAAAGACGATTTTCAACTTGCCACCGCAGGTGACATCGTTGCAGACCCATCAGCTCCTGAAGCATTTGTCGAAGGAATAATGGAAGGGGTTGAGTGGATTATGGGTAAAAATGGAGTGTTAACTGCTATACAAGCAGAAGACTTCCAAAAAACCCTAAAGTCTGCACGACTAAATAACTTAGAAGAAACTAAGTTAAATCTATGGAAAAGGTTCGTTGAAAACCTTTAATATATAAATAAATAAGTAAACTCAAACAGGAGAAAAACATGACAGAGTTAGAAAATAACCTAAACACAACTGAAGAAGTTGTTGAGACTATGGAAGAGGGTGTTCAACCTGATTCTAAGTCAGAAAAAGGTGACGCAAAACCCGTCAAACAAGGTTCATCAGATGCTGAGACTATTGGTCAAGGTAATGTTGAAGTCGTCAAACCTGAAGAAAATCCTGTTGACAAAGCAGTTGCAGCTCAAAAGAAAGCAGAAAGTGTCCCAGCCGTAAAGGGTGATGCACAACAAAAGAATGCTGGAAAAGGTGATGCTCAACCAAAACTGAAGAAAGTTTCAGAAGATGAATCAGAGTCTAAAAAAGACGAAGTAAAGTCTTCAAAAATGGAATCTATCAAAGCTATCGTCAACAATATGAAGGAAATGACTAAGGAAGAAATCTCAACTGTACTGGGAACAGTATCAGAAGAAGAGGTTGACGAAAGTTTGACTAAAGCAGAAGTTGCTAGAAAAGTGGTAGAATCATTAAAATCAATGTCTGAAGAAGATGTTGCAGAAGCCTATGCTAAAATGAAAGGTAAAGAAGATAAAGAGGAAGAAGTTAAGTCAGAGTCCGTTGAGGAAGAGTTAACTGCAGACCTAGAGTCTTCTCTTGTTGAAATTGAAATAGATGACGACCTATCAGCAATCTCAGAAGCATTAGACCTATCAGATGAAAATGCCGAAAAAGCCAAAACAATATTCAAAGCTGCAGTAACTTCTAAAGTTGCTGAAGTTAAAGAATCTCTTGATGCTCAGTATCAAGAAGAACTAAAGTCCACTGTTGCGACTGTTAAGGGTGACCTTGCAGAAGCCGTAGACAAGTACTTATCTTACACCGCTGAAGAGTGGGTCAAAGAGAATGAACTTGCAATCGAAAGAGGATTGAGGTCAGAAATGACTGAAAATTTCATTGAAGGATTGAAAACATTGTTCGTAGAACATTATGTTGACGTTCCTGAAGATAAGTATTCAGTGATTGATGAACTCGCAAATCGTCTCGATGAGATGGAAGTAAAACTTGACAGTGAAGTCTCTAGAAATATGGACATCGCAGAAGAGTTGGAAACCCTCAAGAGAGAGAACGTGATATCAGAAGCGTCGAAAGACTTGACTGATTCACAAAAAGAGAAACTATCTTCACTTGCAGAAGGTGTTGAGTACAAAACTGAAGAGGACTTCGCTGAGAAGATTTCTGAAGTTAAGAATGCGTACTTCCCTACTGAAGGTGGAAAAATAGTTGAAGAAACTTTGGTACAAGAAGGAACAGGAGAATTCGAAGTAGAGAAATCTGCAGAAGAAGTTCTTGCTAAAACTGACCCTTCTATGTCAAAGTATTCACAAGCAATAAGTAAGTTAAAACCACTAGGTTAATACTTACTAAATTAAAGGAAAAAATATGTTTTTATCAGAAAACTTACAAGAAAAGTGGCAGCCGATTCTAGAACACTCCGATTTACCAAAAATCGAAGACAACTACAAACGTGCCGTTACTGCTGTTATTCTTGAGAACCAAGAAAAAGCTCTTCAAGAGCAAAACTTGCAAGAAGCAGCACCTTTAAATGCTACTGGAACAGGTGTTTCTAACTGGGATCCGATTTTGATTTCACTAGTTAGACGTGCTATGCCAAATCTCGTTGCATACGACATTTGCGGAGTTCAACCAATGACTGGCCCAACAGGATTAATCTTTGCTATGAAAGCAAGATATAACGATTATCCTTCAGGAACAAGATTGACAAAATCAGAAGCAATGGGAATTGACGAAGTTAGAACTGGATACTCTTCAGCTGCTAACCCAACTGCTGACGGTGTCGGAACTAACGACATCTCAGACCCATTCGATACTTCTTCACCTTCATATGCAGACACTACTGGTAACGGTATGTCTACAGCTTCAGCAGAAGCATTAGGTGATGTAGAAGCTTCAAACGGTTTTGCTCAAATGGGTTTCTCAATTGAGAAAGCTACTGTTACTGCCAAGTCAAGAGCATTAAAAGCAGAATACACATTAGAACTTGCACAAGACCTCAAAGCAATCCACGGTCTTGACGCAGAATCAGAACTTGCAAATATTCTTTCATCAGAAATTCTTGCAGAGATTAACCGTGAAGTTGTCAGAAGTGTCAACATTCAAGCAAAAACTGGTGCAGCTGATACAGCTTCAGCAGGTACTTTCAACTTAGATGTTGATGCTAACGGAAGATGGTCTGTTGAGAAATTCAAAGGATTATTGTTTCAAATCGAAAGAGAGTCAAACAAGATTGCTAAAGAAACAAGAAGAGGAAAAGGTAACTTTATCTTATGTTCTTCAGATGTTGCTTCAGCACTATCAATGGCTGGTGTATTAGATTACGCTCCTGCTCTTTCAACTAACCTAAACGTAGACGACACTGGTAATACATTTGCCGGTATTCTAAACGGAAGAGTTAAAGTTTACATCGACCCATATGCTGGTGTTGATTACTTGACTGTAGGTTATAGAGGAACTAATCCGTATGATGCTGGTATCTTCTACTGCCCATACGTTCCATTACAAATGGTTCGTGCAGTTGGTGAGAACACATTCCAACCAAAAATCGGTTTCAAAACTAGATATGGTATGGTTGCAAATCCATTTGTCGGAACTAATCCGTCAGATACTTTGTCTGCTACTGCAGGTGTTAACCAGTACTACAGAAAATTTGTTGTTTCAAACATTCTGTAAGAACTACGGTTCATTACCTTCGGGTAATACTAAAAACCCCTCTTTCGAGGGGTTTTTTTTTGGTCTTGCAGAAACACGTTGCAGTATCAGAAATCTCCCTCAGCAACTTGAACTACTGTAGTACCTCTGTCTCTCCACATTTGAACAACTTGATTTCTGTCATCAAAGACAATATCAATCTTACCACCCAATGATTCAAACTTGTCTGCAAGTTCCCCTTTAAATACATCATCCTTCCTAAAATCACCATCGGGTCTCAAGAACAACCCTTTATGGTCATCCCCAATCCATTCAGAAATCTGTTGTTCTGTAATGTCCCTTTCAGATTCGTTTCTTGCAGAGAAGAATGCAACATCATCACCAAGTGCAATGTGTCTTTTTGCAATATCACAAACCCATTGAACAGGAGTGTCGAATTTAGTCTGTTCTCTGAATGATTTCCAGTCTTTCCAGCTATCTGTTCCATCCACAAAATGTCGTCTATGTTCACAGTCTGCAATGGTTCCATCTACATCAAAAATTATTGTTTGTTTTTTCATCATGTATATAGTATACCACTTTATAGGGGACACTGTCAAGTGGTATAAATACTAGTGTAAGGAATAATCCTTACATGACACACACACAGGAGAATGATATGTCAGAGAATAAATCAGGGTTCGAAATTAGAGCCGACTTACTAAACCAAGCACAAGGACTTTTGGAGAACAACTACCAAAGGCAAGTTGACGGAATATTTTTACACAATGAAAATAATCCAAATGACTTACAAAGTCTACCACTAAGAGAAATTACTGGTGAAGAGGTTATTGTTGTTGCAAGACAACTAAATGAGTTTGTCACTGAAAAGTAACAACTCGTGGGGGGAAACCCCCACTATGTTATAAATAGTATTATGGAAAAGATTATGCAAGAATTTGAAAAACAAGTAAATGTCCAAGAAGGGCCTTGGGAACAACAAACATTCCCATCAGGGTCGGAGACTACGAAGGGTATTATATCACGAAAAACTGTAACCCTCTACGAACAAGATGGTTACTTATGTGAAAACACAGTAACAAGAGAGTATCGGTCTAATGACTATTTCGATACATCAAGTACAAAAAGGATAGCAAAGATAAATGGCTGAAACAACAATCAATAAATCTATACTCAATAAGAATAATTTTAGACTTCTTATTGACAAGGTTCCTACAGTTGAATACTATGTGAAGAGTGTGAACATTCCCTCAATCACATTTGCAGAAGCAACCATGCAAGCTGGTGTGGGTATTGATGCATATTTTCCTGGCGACAAGATTGAGTTTGGTACACTAGATGTATCTTTCCTAGTTGATGAAGATTTACAAAACTTCAAGGAACTATATGATTGGATGGATGCAATTGTTCCATTCAGAGACCCTAGTAAATACAAAACCTACACTTCATCGTCTTCAACAGACCCATATGAACAGTCCAGTAATACAGGTAATGACCTATTAACAACCTCTATGGTAACACTTGTTGTAAATACCAACAAGAACATACCTAATAAATACATACGATTCCATGATGCATTCCCTATATCATTAGGTGGATTATCGTTTGAATCGGGTGCTGAGTCAGAAACAATCTCAGTTGATGCATCGTTTAGATTTGCATATTACGAGATAGAAAGCACTAGTTAAACCCCTATAAATATGTTATACTAGTAGTTAATACTAGTAGGTGATTAATTATGAACTTAGAACAAATAAAAGAACAGTGGTCTAAAGACTGTGAGATAGATGATATCGAATTAGATAGTGCATCTCTTGAAGTACCAAAACTACACGCAAAATACCAAGACTTACTAACCAGTAAGATACTTGTATCCAAACAATACGAAGCCAAATATAACATCCTACTTAAAGATAAGTGGTTGTGGTATAATGGTAAACTTGATGCAGATAAGATTAGTGCATATGGATGGGAACACGACCCATTTGATGGTCTCAAAGTAATGAAGACCGATATGTCATATTTCTTCAATGCAGACCCCGACTTACAAGAGATGAGTGCAAAGAGAGAATATCTTCAAGTGACTATTAACTATATCAAAGAGTGTATGACTAACATCACTTGGAGACACCAAACAATCCGTAACACGATTGATTGGAGAAAATTCATGGCGGGTCAATAATATGCAACTAGAGAATTATCTATGGGCATCAAAAGGATTCTTCACACCCGAAGAGGTGAAGGAGATTCATTTACATGCATCTATGATACCAATAGAAGAGGGTTCAACAGGGTTTGTTCAAACCGACCCCGACAGTCCCGAAGCACATCAACCACCATCCCCTTCAGAAGAAATTAGAAGTTCTAAAATAAAGTGGTTTAATCCCAATATTGGGTTCGGACTGCCAGAACCTATAGTCCTGAGAATTTGGGATGCATTTATGGAAGCTAATGTGGTATCAAACTGGAATCATAAACTTGAATTTCTAGAAAATATGCAATACACCATCTATGAACACACTCCATCTAAAAGTAGAAGTGATTTCTACACATGGCACACAGACCATGGTGGAAAAACAAATCCCGATGGAATGCATAGAAAATTATCCATGTCTATTCAGTTATCGGAACCCGATGAGTATGAGGGTGGACTATTTCAATGGTTGGAACCAAACCGTCAGTTTGATAGAATCAAAAAGGGAGAACCATTCTCGTATGATGAGGCGATTAGAACTGTTCCCGAAAGTATCAAAACTTCAGGTTCGGTAATCGTTTTCCCATCCTTTGTTCATCACCAAGTTACACCTGTAGTGCAGGGTACTAGAATATCTATGGTCGTTTGGGCAAATGGATATCCTTATGTCTAAACCAATAGTCACCGTCTCTAAAGTAGATGAGTGTTTCCTAAAAGTTGAATGTCCTGATGACGGCCTTGCAAAAGACCTTCATGAATTCTTCTCATACAAAGTTCCAAATGCAAAATTTATGCCTTCCTATAGAAACAAGTGGTGGGATGGTAAAGTATATCTATTTTCAATTAAAACAAGAAAGATATACATAGGATTACTTCCATACATCGATGAGTTCTGTAGAGAACGTGGATATGAGTTTGAAGGTGTTCGAGAGGTTCTAGGACATAAAGAACAAGACAAGTTTCATAAAATAGAAGATTGGATTTCCTTATTAGGTTTACCATTCCCACCTAGAGATTATCAGTTAGAAGCCTTCAGGACTGCAATACAGTACGGTAGACAGTTGTTATTGTCACCCACTGCAAGTGGTAAGTCTCTCATCATTTACCTCTTAGCAAGGTACTACGACACCAAGACGGTCATCATTGTACCTACCACGTCACTGGTCGAACAGATGACAAAGGATTTTCAAGATTACGGATACACTGAACCTATCTGCAAAATATATCACGGACAAGAAGTGTTCGATGCACCAATCACAATTACAACATGGCAGTCGTTTGCAAAAGCACCCAAGGAAGTCTTAGAAAGTTTCGATATGGTCGTTGGGGATGAAGCACACCTATTCAAAGCAAATGTTTTGAAGGGTATATTAGAGAAGATGAAAAAGACTGCATTACGATTCGGTTGTACTGGTACACTGGACGGAACCGAGGTACATAGACTACAACTGGAAGGTTTGTTCGGGCCTGTTAAGAAGGTTATTACTACTGCACAACTTATGGAAGAGGGGACAATTGCAAATCTATCCATAGACATATTAGTTCTGAAACATCAAAAAAGAAAGTTTGAAAACTACCAAGAAGAGATGGACTACATCGTAGGAAATGATAGTCGCAACGAATTCATCTGCAACCTTGTGTACAGTTTGAAGGGAAATACACTTGTATTATTTCAATATGTCGAAAAACATGGAGTTATTCTACACACCAAGATGAGAGAAAGACTGAAAGACAAATTACATTATGTGTATGGTGGTACAGATGTAACGGATAGGGAAGAGGTGAGAACCCTTGTAGAGAAAGCTAGTGACAATGTTATACTTGCATCATATGGAACATTCTCTACTGGAGTCAATATCAAGAAGATTGATAATATTGTTTTTGCATCACCATCTAAGTCTAGAATTCGTAATCTACAGTCTATCGGAAGAGGGTTGAGAAAGGGTGAGGGTAAAGACTCTATGAGGTTGTTTGATATTGCAGACAGTATTGGTGGCAACAACTACACACTAAATCATCTAAAGGAACGTATAAATATATACAATGAAGAAGGTTTTGTTTATGAAATTAAGGAGTTCAATTTAAAATGATTATAGTAGATGATTTTTTAAATGATGAGAACTTTGCAAATATCAGTACTCACCCCTTGTGGGATAAATGGTTGATATTAAAATCTAACACAAATCAAAAATTCCATTGGAAAAATAAAGAAGACCCAGCTGTAAATGTTTTCGAAACCCTAATACATGGGGTGGTGGACGATTTATTACAGTTTACAAACCCACATCAAGGTTATGAATATTGGTTAAACTCCATGCCTGCTGGTGAGCATATGATTGCACATTTTGATAAGGATGAGGTTCACTTTCAGGATACTCGAGAAATAAGGTCACCTATGTTGGGGATGATATACTACGCACATACAGAGATTCCTGAAGGTGGAGAGTTAATCATTCATTCATATGAAAATAAACATGAAAAAATATTGCCAGTACCTAATAGGTTGGTAGTCTTTAATTCTTCTCAACGTCATGAAGTAACTAGGGTTTTGAGTGGACTTAGACGAAGTGTTGCAATAAATATATGGGACACAGCTCCTAATACAGATGAATACATTATGGAAGCTGGAAGAGTCACCGAGATAACTGAAAAACCAAGGAACTTTAATGACATCACCAAAGGACTTAATACCGATGAAGTATGAAGTCATCAAATTAAAAACAGGACATGAGTTCTGTGGTATGGTTAGGGATAGTGGGGATAGTGAGGTTCAGGTGACACTTCCTATGATATGTCAACTTACTAAAAATATGGGGAACAATGAAACTCAAGCAACATTCATTCCATATGCTCCATTAAGTTCAGACCCGATTGTACGAATTGAAATAGATTCCATTATGCATCGTAATCCTTTAAACATACAGTTTGTTCCCTTTTATGATGAAGCTGCAGGTAGATGGTTGGGTATGGTTGAGGGTGGAAACATTCCTCTTACTAATACTGTAAGTAATGTCCCAATTGACCCAAGAGAATACCTTAATAATGCAATGCAACATGTTCTAGAAACCATGTCTGATGAAGAATTAGACCAGTGGGAAGAGGATATGAATGCACAAGATTTTGAAAACGAATTACCAACAGACAAGACTAAAATACATTAGGTTTTTAGTTTGTCTAAATAAGTGCGTATAACACGGACTTATACCCAATTATACAACATACTTATACTTTTACTTACGGGAAAACCATGACCACAGCAACTTTTGCAAAGAGCATGGTACGAAAAGCTAGAGAAATCCAAGACTTGAGAGACAATCGAATTGTCTGCAAAGTTTGTGATGCTATCGAATTTCTAGTGCTGATGACTCTTCCATTCTTTTTACCTTTCTTTGTGATGTACCTAGCTGCATTATAATGTCTGAGAAGAAGATAACACGACTTAAGAATGGAATGGAGACTTTTTGTCTCTGTTCTATTTTTGCATTCTCAATTTGGGGGTTACTACCTTCATGACATATGTACCATGGTTTCAAAAACCTGAAAACGAAAGAACTGCTTTACAGATTGTAAACTTATCTCCTAGTGAGGATTCCTTAGAAAAACTTACAGAGATGCATCCTATGAGACAGATAGTTTGGGCCACCATAGTGCAAGTCTCGGTTTTCGGATTCATGATTGGTACTTTTGCACTTATAAATCTGTTTCTAAAAAGTGACCTAATATGAAAGTACTAATAACACTTATAGCAGTATTCGGGTCGTTAGTTGTTAATGCCGATGACGTGCATGAATGTAAAAACGATTATGATTTAGCACTTTCTGTTATGCAACAACGACAAAAAGATAACAACCTTATAGAAGCCATGCAGTTATTTACCGACAAGAAA